ATGCGACATCGCGAACGCTACCCCGACGGCTTTGAACCAACCGAAGTGAAGCAACCGTCCTACTTGAAGGAGTGGGGCAAACTGCTCGGCAAGGCAATCGCTGAAGACCTCGGGGAGACCGAAGAGCATCCACACGAAACGGTGAAGCGAATTAGCAAAACCGAAATCACCATCAACGGACGCACCGTGGTTCCGAAAACCGAAATCAGCATCCGAGGCGAGTCGGGACGGTTCACCTTCCACTACAGCCTCCGAGACGACGAGGTCTGTGTGTGGGGAGGGCAACCTCAATACGAGAAATGGCGCACCTTCAAAATTGACAGAGTGCGAACCGTCCACCGAAAGCCCAAACTGCGTAAGAACGCCGAAGGCACCGACGAGACGGAGGAGGAGTCATGAGCATTAGCCTTGATGAAATGCTGAAGGCAATCCACGAAGCATGGATGGACGTCAACGCCTCAAACGAAACGCTCGTGGCGCTCTGGGCAGAGTCCGATGGCTACGGCGAGCAGGGCTACGTCCCTGAGCAGGGCTACGACTGGTCAGGCATCCGCGACTCAACCCCAGACGCGATTCGCGCCATGTGGAGAGTGCTCACCAAGTGACCGACGCAGGATGGCAACCCTCCCTATTCGCTACCGATGAAAGTGGGTACGAGGTTCGGGCGATTAGTGCGAAAGAAACCCACTGGTGGATGCTCAACATCCACTACGCCCGACGCATCCCATCCATCACTTACGCATTCGGACTAATCAAAGACGGAGAACTGGTCGGGGTTGTCTCCTACGGAACACCAGCATCCAACACCCTGTGCAGAGGCATCTGTGGCGACGACTACGAAAAGACCGTCGTGGAACTTAACCGCTTAGTCCTTCGCGACAACCTGCCCAACGAGGCAAGCCGTCTGGTCGGCAAGTCCCTCAAGATGCTCCCCACCCCACTCATCGTCGTTTCGTTCGCCGACACGAAGCAAGACCATCTCGGCATCGTTTATCAGGCGACCAACTTCCTCTACACAGGGTTGAGTACCAAACGTAACGAATGGGCTGTCAAGGGGCTTGAGCACATTCACAGCAGAACCCTCAGCCACGGCAACACGCTGGAATCCATCAAAGAGAAGTACGGCGACGACTTCTACTACCGCGAGCGTTCTCGGAAGCACCGATACATCATCTTGCTCGGCAACAAGACCGAGAAGCGGAAAATGAGGTCTTTGCTTCGCTACGAGGTTCAGCCCTACCCGAAGGACGCGCCTGACAGCCCTGCTGTGGACTGAGCGAAACCCGAACCATCGGTACTCAACCCTTCGCTACCACACTGGGGTTGAGCAGGTCGGCTACACTTCCAGCGAACCATAACGGAGGTGCAATGGACGACCACGCAGAAGAAATAGAAATGTCTGTTCTGCTTGAGGGCGTCATTGAACTCCATGAGGTTTTCGTAACCCTGCGACAAGGTGGATTCACCGAAAACCAATCGTTGAAACTCATCGCAAACGTCCTAAGCAACAATGGTGGATTTCCAAATGGCTGACAACATTCCCGACCTCGGCAACCTTCTCTTGGTGCGTTGGCTTGACGCCCACAACTATCCAATCAACTGGACGCTGATAGATGAAGTGGAACCCTACGTCGCTGAAGTAAAGTCAGTGGGTTGGGAAATCTATCGGGACGAAAAACAACTCGTTATGTCAGCAGACGTCGCTGAGGACATTGACGGCGAAACACAAATCAACGCGTTCTTTGCTATCCCCGTTGGATGCATCGTGAGCGAGGAAATATTGAGGCACAACAATGGCTGAGTATTCAGACCTACAAGAAATCGGTACATCAGGACTGCAACGCGTCGGTGGCTTTGTCATTGACGACTTTGTTGGCGACCTGCGTGGGCTTCGCGGCGCTAAAGTTTGGCGCGAAATGGCAGACAACGACCCTGTGGTCGGTGCGATGCTGTTCGCCATTGAGCGACTCATCCTGCAAATTGACTGGCGCATGGAGCCATTCAAAGAGAACGCTGACGCGATGGTTAAAGACAAAGACCAAGAAGTCGCTGACTTTGTTGAAGAATGCATGAACGACATGAGCGAGTCGTGGGACGCAACTCTGTCAGCGATTATGTCGTTCCTCACCTACGGTTACGCCTACTGCGAAATCGTCTACAAGAAACGCGTCACCCCAGACACAACCGACCCAACCAAGCGTTCTAACTACTCAGACGGCAAAGTCGGCTGGCGAAAACTTGCTCTCCGCGCCCAAGAAACAACATGGCAGTGGATATTTGACGAAGACGGTGGCATCAAAGGACTAGAGCAAATGGACGCGTCCGCTTCCAGCCACGGCGTTGTGATGATTCCAATTGAAAAGGCGCTCTTGTTCCGCACCTCAACTGCTCGCAACAACCCCGAAGGACGCTCACTGCTTCGCAACGCGTACCGCCCGTGGAAGTTCAAGAAAACGATTGAGGAAATTGAAGCCGTCGGTATTGAACGCGACCTCGCTGGACTTCCCATCGCTTACGTCCCACCACAGTTGCTTTCATCTAACGCCACACCAGCAGAGGCTTCGGCGCGCGCAGGCATTGAACGTCTCATCCGTGGCATCAAACGAAACGAGAACGAAGGCATCGTGTTCCCACTTGCCTACGATGACCAAGGGCGGGAAATCTACAAACTGTCGTTGTTGTCCTCGGGCGGTTCACGCGCCTTTGACACCGACAAGATTGTGCAACGCTACGACCAGCGCATCACGATGACTGTCCTTGCTGACTTCATCCTGTTGGGGCATGAGAAGGTTGGCTCGTTTGCTTTGGGTTCCACAAAGGTTGACTTGTTCACCACAGCAATCGCACAAATCGCCCAATCCATCTGCGACGTTTTCAACCAGCACGCCATCCCTCGTTTGATGAAGATGAACGGCATGGACGTGGCGCGCCGTCCGAAGTTGTCCTTCGGTGACATTCACCAAATCAACATCGCTGAACTTGCCGACTTCATTCAGAAGGCATCAGGCTCGGGCGCTCTTGTTGTGGATGAGGGACTGGACGAATACTTGCGTACCATTTCAGGCTTGCCTCCAAAGGTGGAGTCCGAAGAGGGAGTTGCCAATAACCCGAATGTTGCCCCTCCTCCTGCCCCTCAAGGTCAACCTCAGCCAGCACCAGTCGCCCCGTCAAGCGCCAAGACACCCCAAGAGGCGCCTGCACAGCCAACCGACAAGTCACCAGCGCCTGAAGCCCAACCAGCGCCATCACAGGCTGAACCAGCAAAGACGAAGTAATGCCGTTTATACGCCGTTCGTCCCAGCCGGCGAAGCGCTCAACGGTCGCTAAAGCAGGTGAGTTGTCCTCAGTGGAGCAGGCTGTCGCGCGCGCGTACGCAGAGGCTGTTCGCCAGTTCCGTGAAGGAATTAACACGGCACGCGTCGCTGACGCCATCCGTCAGTCCGTTAACGCAAGCCTGAATGCCTTACCGACTGGTTCCATCATCGGTGACCTCCGACCAATCGTTGACGCTTTGGTAAAAGAAATAATCAAAGCAGGACGCGCAGAAGCAGGAGCCAGCGCAGGTTTCAAGTTGCGTTTCAACGAGGCTGACCCTCGCGCCACTCAATGGGCGATGGAACGCGCAGGGCAACTTGTCAAAGGCGTGTCCGACGAGGTTGAGGACTTAATCAACGACGTCGTGACTCAGGCTGTTGACGGAAAGATAAGCGTCCGCGAAGCCCAACGTCGCCTTCAACGGACAGTTGGTTTGCATCCTCGCTGGCAACAAGCAGTCAACAACACCCACTCGCGTCTTGTGAAGGGGTTTATCGCTTCGGGGCTTTCCGAAGAGGACGCACAGGCACAGGCTCAACAAGCGTCGCAGAAATACCAAGACCGACTTGTTCGGGCGCGTTCAAAGAACATTGCACGCACCGAAATCGCTACAGCGCAGAACGAAGGACGATGGGTCGCTTGGCAACAAGCCGATGACGCAGGGCTGGTCAAACTCAACGACTCAGTAAAAGAGTGGCGCACAGCACCCGAGTTTGTTTCATCAAAGACAGTTGTCTGCACCATCTGCGCACCTCTTGATGGCAAACGCATACCAGTCAGCGAGAACTTTCAGACAGGGTTACGCGCCCATCCTGACGGTATCAAAATGCCACCAGCGCATCCGTCTTGCCGTTGCAGGGCTGTCCTTGTCACTAAATCGTTTGCAGAGATTGAGGCTCAGGTTCTTGAAGCCCGACGTCAGGAAGCACAAAGGACGTGAACAGGACTTCATTGACGTTGAGTCAAGGTTTAGGATTGCTGGCAGGAGAACGCAATGGCTGACAAACTAATCGCTGAAACACCAGAGGGTGACAAGTTGTACCAAGTGGGCGCTACAAGCGACTCTTCCATTATTGGCATCCCTCCAGTCCCTCAATCTCCTCTTGGGTTACCTGCCGAACCGACCGTGTTCGCTTATGGGTATGTCAAGTACGCCGACGGACGCACCTACAACGTTGACTACATTCAGTCGTTCCTCAGTCGTGGCATCTTTGAACAAGTCGCCGAACTTGACCTCACAGTCACGGACAAGTGACTCATGCCGTATTCCATCACACGAGGTAAAGGTTGCTCACCGTCTAAGCCGTGGGGCGTCGTAAAAGACTCCGATGGCACCGTGGTCGCCTGTCATGCGACAAAAGAAAGCGCCCTCGCGCAAATACGCGCCCTCTACAAGGTTGAACCAGCCCTTGCCAAAGCACGCGAACGCGTAGCAAAGCACCCGGGACACGCAGACCAGAAATCCCACGGTGGCAAGGGAACTCCTGCGCCCTCATCACCTGCTCGTCAAAAGAAAATGACTGGTCATTGGGGACACTCACGCACAGGCTCCACCAGCATCGCGACGGCTTCAAGAGACATGATGGGCATCCAATCAAGAGTTGATGTGGCTAGTAGAGGCTTGTCAGACACTGATTATAAGCAAGCACAAATCGCTCTGGACAACATAAGCAGTCGCCCTGCGATGGTGACCGTTCCTTTGACGCACACCACTTCACGAATGCCAGAACTGGAAAAAGCGCAAACTGGCGATGTTATTCAACTTGGATTGACTGCAACGGCAACACAAGAGCGAGGCTCATACGGTCAAGGGTACGCCGAAGACCACATCAAGGAAATGCAGGTTCTTGTTTTCACAGGAACCAAACCAACCCACCTTTACTCGGGACGACGCAGTGCACCAGAGGAAGCAATTGTGGCTGGCGAGTTCAGGGTTGTCGGCAAAAAGACGGTTGATGTTCCTCGCACCACATTCAGAAATGGTGTGTATGAACCGTGGACGTCAAAAGCGACAGTTGTAGAACTTGAGCAGGTTTCAACCTTTGACACATCAACTAAAGCGTTTGTTCCTTTCAGTCAGCCAGTCGCCAAGCATCTCCCTCATCAGCACGACCAGCAGAAACACGGTACTGGCGGAACAAGCGCACCTGATTCTGCACCGAAGAAACGCAACAAGAAAGACATCGCCGGCGACGACCAACGCGCCTCTGAACTGTACGCGTCAGGTAAAACATGGGATGAGGTTGCTACCGAAATGGGCTACGCCAACGGTGGTGTCGCTCGGCGCGCCGGCAAACGCCATGAGGAACGCCAGAAGGACAAGCCGACTGACGATGGGGCTACAAAACCTAAGACCGAAGATGTGACGCCACCAACGCCAGTCATCACCCCACCAGTCACGCCGACACCTCTGCCTGTTGACATTGTTAACCCACGCCCGATGACAGGTGAAGACCGAAGCCAGCAAACAGTCCCGACGGATGACATCAACGTTGCGCGCGAAACAGGACGCCCATACGCGCCGTTCACTGAGGAAGGACACTCACCAGAAGTTCGTAAAGCACAGGACAATTTACGCCAAGCACAAAAAGACGCTGAAGACCACTATGAGCAACACTTCGGTGAAGAGTCACGTCGTCGCTCTGCTATTCACAAAGAAAAAGCAGAACAACATCAAAAGGCTGAAAAAGAATGGGAAGCACAAAATCCTCGTGCAAAGGGAGAGGATTATTATCCTTATTGGGAAAGAAGAGATAAAGCCCTCGCTGAAAGAGGACTGGTAAAACCCAAAGACAACTCTGGTATTGACGCCATCATCAAAGACGGTCTTGTTGACAAAGTGTATGGCGAAACACAGTCTGCGCTTCACAAGAAAGCAGGTGACCAATGGGATGTTGTGCGACGGACAGTTCAAGTAGACACAGCCGAACACATACTTGGTGTCAAATCAGTGATGCGCCCACGCATGGAACCAGACTGGGACACGCCAAGAACTGCTGAAAACCCACGCCCAATGAAGCAAGCCACCGAAGCCGACTATGACGCGCCCCATGTGCCGGGTGTTGGTTACCCACGAAAACCAGCGTTTGATTTAGTTTATGAACTTCCAGACGGCAAAGTTGTAAACCATCAAGAGTTGTTTCGTAACAGCGACTTTGACAGCCCTGACATTCAAATCATTAAAAAAACGGCTGAAAGTCGCTTAGCCAAAATCAGTCAAATCAACACTCGTCAACGCGCCATTGACGGCGATGGAGACGGCAAATTCAACGAAGCAATGAAAACACAACTGAGTCGGCAACAGGCAATTGTTGACAGTCCCAACACAAGAATTGTTATTCACGCACCCGTTTCTGCTGTCGGTGGAATTGTGACTTCTGGTCGGTTTAAGTCTCAACACGAAACTGGTCGTTCTAAAGGCTATAAAGGCAAAGAAGTCCGTGAGGGTTTTGAAGCGTCGTCAATGGGAACCGTGTTAGGAGACGACAAAACAAAAGCACCTATCTATGGCGCTGTCCACGTTGGTGGCGTTCAAGACCCACACGCCTTTTCTTTAGGTCAATATGGTGACGTTGGGTTTGTTCTTCGTCGCGACACACATGAACGCGCCATGTTCACAGACGGTGACTCACTAAACCTTTGTTATGAAGCGTCACCGATGACTGGAGTACAGACACGGTTTAACGGTCATAGCGTTAACGGAGGTGTGGACGCTGTGTCTTCATGGAGACGCCAAGACGATGCAACTTTCCCAGAGAGCCTCCAAAAGAAACCCAAAGCCATAGCAGGTGGTTATCGCGAAGCACAGGTTCTTGGAGGTGTCAACCTTGCCGACATTGAGTATGTGACCGTTCCTGCTGGCACAAAGTTCCCCGCGGCGTCAAGACGCAAACTGGAGAAGGCTGGCATTCCAGTCATTGAGTATGACCGAGGCGCGTTTACTCCGTTGAAGGGAGTTGACGATGTCGGTGAACTTCAATTCACACCAGCCAAAGAAGGAGGCATATGGACTCCTCTTCCCGAACCAACCGCGAAGCGCATCGGTGTTGTGGTGGACATTTTCAAGCACCTCGCCGGCAAACACGACCAGCGTTCCCACTCAGGCAAATCCTCCAGCCACGGTGGGTATCAACTGAACGAACCAAAGAACCCTCAAGCACCAGCAGGGAAATACGGTGAGGACTCCGTTCAAGCCGCGAAAGCAGAACGCACACGCATCGCCGAGATTGAACCAGCGATGACTCGCGAGATGATTGACATCGCCAACACACATGGGGCAAAGATGGAGGGGCTTGACCACCGTCTAAAGTCCGACGAGTCCCTTGCGCGAAAGGTAGACGCCGAGAAGGACACTGACTTCGGTGGCGACGCCACCAAAACAGCACAATCCATGTCTGACGTTGTTCGCTACACAATGACCTACCCCGAAGCGGAGTACGCAGGAAACGTGCAAGCCACCATTACCGACATGGAAGCGCGAGGCTACAAAGCACGCGTAAAGAACTATTGGGAAATGGACGACCCTTATCAAGGCATCAACGTTGCTTTGACTCACCCTTCTGGTATCAAAGTAGAGTTGCAGTTCCACACCCCACGTTCGGTCAAGGTGAAGGAAACAGTCCACGGTTTGCTGGACAAGTTCCGAGCCGAACCCAATGCGCGCACTCGGTTTGGGTTGTGGGACAGAATGGTGCGTGTCTCCAATCAGATACCTGTGCCACCACCGCCTGAGCAACTCCTCAGCATCGGCGACCTGAAGAGTCAAACGTTCAAAATGCGTGAAATGCGTGAAATGGTAAAGCAATTGATGCAGGAGATTAACAATGGCGTCTGACCTGACAACTGGTGTGTTCTTCTACCTTCGTGTGCTAGATGAAAAGCCTCTGGCTTTGTTCCGTTTGGATGTGGACACCGACAGGAAAGAAATCAACGAGACCGTCTGGGATGGTTCCAGTTGGCAAGAAACCAATCGCCTGACGATGTACATCGGTTACGGCTCTACCGAGGTTGAGCAGGTACTAGAACGCGACGCCACACTCGCTTTCCCCGACGCATTCAGAGACAAAGCACCAAACTTCAAGCGCATCATCCCGAGCGTCATGTCAAAGCATCTACAGCATGACCAAAAGACCCACGGACGTGGCGGTGGACGCGCCTCAACTCTAAATCCAGACAATCACCTCAGCGCCCCATTCGGTGCGCAAATAGGAGATGATGGAATTTTCGTGGTTGATGAGGACGGAATGGTTGGTTTCCTTGAAGAGCAAACTTCTGCTTATGAAAACGTCACAAAAGCCGAAGGGGAGTCTGTAATCGCTTATCAATCCGCAATGTATTACGAACAAATAAATGGTGGTTTACGTCAGGAAATGGCAATGGGTGAAACCGATATGCTTGATGATGAAACACGGAAAATCATTGATGACGTTGACTTTGCGATTGATAAAAGTGGATTTAGTGAAGACATTGTTGTTTTCAGAGGTCTAGATGACGAACAAGGAATGATTTACGACATGAAAGTTGGCGACTCTTTCACCGATGCTGGATTTCAATCAACAACTCTTAATCCTATTGTGGCTACTTCTTTTGCTATGGGGGATAACTTTTCAGGTAACCCTGTTATCCTGCGCATTAAAGTTCCTGCTGAAAGCCCTGCCCTTGCGGCAGACATGGCGAGCAACCGAGCAGTCGGACAAAAGTTACAACCCAATTCTGAGGACGCGTCTATGGTTGGGTTTAGCATTGGAGCAGAAGTGATATTGCCTCGCATGACGATGTACGAAGTTACAGGCACATCAATTGTTGATGGTGTGTCGCTTCTTGATGTGACGGTGGTGCGCAATGATTGATGTGTCTAGATTTGCTGGCAAGGCGAGCGACTACAAGCGTTCTACCCAAGTGTCTCAAACAACCACAGTTACCGAAAAGCATCTCGCCGGCAAGCACGACCAACGCACCCACGGTGGTGGTGGAGGCGTTAGCGCCCCTCGTGACACGGCTCACGCCAAACAGAAACAAGCGTGGGAACTTCACGAGCAAGGTAAAACGTGGGAGGAAGTCGCGAAAGAGGCTGGCTACGCGAATGGTGGCGCCGCGCGTCTGGCTGGCAAAGCGCACGAGAAACGTGTGAAAGCGAAAGGCGAAGGCGCTGAAGTTCCGAAGCCTACTGAGGTTGTCACACCAAAACCCAAAACCGACAAAGAAGGCGCTAAAGCAATCAAAGACGCGCAGGCTCTTGTTGACAAAGCAACTGGTGGTCGCACCGTTGCTGATGTCATGGCGGATGAACGCAACAGCCAAACGCGAACAAAAGAACCATCCGCAAAAGAGTTAGAGGTTACAGAGGCTGTTATTAAATCGGGTGCAATTCTTCGTGGTGAGGTGGACAGACGGCGTGCGTCGCTCGGTAAAGATGTGGTTGAAACTGCGAAATCCGAAGTTGAAGTGCTCAAAAAGGATAAAGCATTGACGCAAAAGCGTGTTGATGAAGTGGATGCTCAAAGAGCAACGCACCGCGAGAAAATTGATGCAGAGGTAATGGCAAGTCCCAGATTAGATGTTGAGTTGAATGACAGAATAGACCTACAAATATCCAAAACGAAAAGTGAACGGTTGATTGACGGATTGGATGCTGACAGGGCTGGAGTAATTAAAGAGATGCGCGAATATAACCGTCTCTTTGGCAAACGGGGCGAAGTTGTAAATGCGGACGAGCGTGACGCTTGGAGAAAGCAACGAGCAAAAGAGCGATTCCCTGATGACAAAAAGGCTCAAGAGGAGTATGCGGCGGTTTTAACAGAGGGAAGGTGGGGTGCTCAGAAAGTTGAGCGTTCTTTGGAAATGTCTGGTGGCAAAATGAAAGTGCTAAAGGATGAGGAAAACAGAATAAACGGTTTGTTTTCGGAAGTGGCTAACGCTAACCATGCTGTCGCAAAGGAAATCAGGAACAGGGAAAGATTGATTAAGGATGGCGGAGTAACTCCCGAACAGAACGCTGAAATCATCAGGTCAGTCTTGATTGATTCTGGTCGCACCATGACAGACAAGCCAGCACAAACGTTGATTGGAAGCAAACCAGCAGTGGCGGAGTTACGGGCTGAGTTAGTTAAAATCCCTGATGAGTTGTGGAACACTGGTGCTTTCCCACGAATGAATGTAAACGCGACTTCGGGGCGTGGTCATTGGAGTTCGTCTAAAGCAGAAATTAAGACCGATGGTAAAAAAGGAACTGGGCGACGCGCATCTACTCTTTTGCATGAGGCGACTCACGCTGTTGAGGACATGAACTATCAAATTCCACAATTAGAGTTTGTGATGTCGCATCGTCGCGCAAAAGGACAACAACCACAAAAACTTAACGACATCCGTAAGGGTGGAGGATATAGAAAAGACGAAGTTGCTATTGAGGATGCATGGGCAAACCCATATTCAGGCAAAGTTTACAATGGCGGAGGTCGTCGTAACAATTGGGAGATAATGACGATGGGCATAGAATCCCTCTATAAACGTCAAGACTATCCGCACGACATTGCCGATGAAGACCACTTAAACTTTGTTATGGGAGTTTTGGCTTACGCATGAAAATTGACGGATACTCAGACCAGCGTGAAGCGCACGTCATGGAGGAAGACGACAAGTGGGTTTTGTACCCCGACGAGTTTGCCATCTTTGCTTCAACCTACACATTCCCAGATGAAGTCCCTGTTGCTGTGCCGGGCTTTGTCGCGCCAGACATTAATTCTAAAGAACCTCACATTGTCGTTGCGACGTGGAAAGAAATGATGAGGGACTATTTGTCGGTTGATGAACCACCGTATGAATTTGAAGTGACTGGCGTTGAAGAGTCCGAGGCTGAAGCCGACGACTCCGAAGGCATCGTCTACTAGGGGTTAGTAGCGTCACTCTCTTTGCTACGCTAACGAACAATGCCAACCAAGCCTGAACCAGCAACCGAAACGGAAGATGCGTCTGAGTACACCGTCTACAACGTCACGCTCCGTCAGAAGGTCATCTACGAAGCAACTGAACAAATCGTAGAGCGCTTCGGTCGGTTTGACCGTGGCAACGGCGCTGACGGTGCTCACTACATGGACGGCGACGACAACCCTTTCGTCGCCGAAGGAATGAACTGCACCAACTGTGTCGCGTTCCGAGGTGGGCGTGCCTGCGAATGGGTAGAGGGCGACATTTCCCCTAACGGACTCTGCAAGTTTTGGATTATCCCCGAGGACTTAATGAGCCACGCGATGGTCAAAGCATCTGACTCTTTCAGCCCTCCACAGGGCGTTCAGGATGAGGCTAAGAAAGCAATGAAGTGGATTGCCGACGGTCACGCTGGAGATGGTTTCACGGCTGTCGGTTCCGCACGCGCGCGCGACCTTTCCAACGGTAGCAACGTGTCACTTGAGACTGTCAAACGGATGCGTTCCTATCTTGCACGCCATGAGGTGGACAAGCAGGGCAAAGGTTGGAGTCCCGGCGAGGACGGTTTCCCGTCGGCTGGTCGTGTCGCATGGGCGGCGTGGGGCGGAGACGCTGGACGCACTTGGGCGAACGATGTGTTGGCAGGAATTGACCGCGTCAACAAGGCTGTCACGCTGGACGTCATGGAGGAGCAGAAGTTCACGCTCGCCCCGTGGTACATCCCGAACAAGTACGACGCCCACGACGAATGGACAGACCCCGAGGAGTTGCAGAAAGCACTCTGGGATTACGTCAAGTCAGGCGACCGAGCCATCCGTCTCCAGCACAACACCGAAGTGGTCGCTGGCGAGTGGGTTGAAGCGATGACGATGCCTTTCCCCGTAAACGTCCCGATGCGCAAGTCCGATGGACGTATTGAGCAGGTTGAATACCCCTCTGGGACGGTCTTTTTGGGCGTCAAATGGGACGATTGGGCGTGGGACATGGTCAAGAACGGCGAAATCACTGGTTATTCCATTGGTGGCTCTGCCGAGCGACTTGAGGTAGGTTTAGACAACGGCATGACCGTGATAGGAGAAGCATGAACGAAATGACACCAGCAGAACGCGTGACCCTCAACGCGCTACGCGCAACAGCCCTCGCCAAAATGAGCGATGCCGACTTCGCAAACCTTGAAACCGAAGTAGCCAGCAAAGGACTACGCAACCTTGATGGTTGGTTCGGTGCGCAAGTCTCCAAAGCAGTAGAGCAAGTCCTCAAGCACCCGGGTCATGCGAATCAGGCAAGTCACGGTGGAGGCAAAGGCAAAGGTGGCTCCCCATCCTCTGACATTGCAGGACGCGCAAATTCTAGACGAGAAGACGAAGCAGGCGACAAGGTTGGCTACGGTGCAAATCAAGCCGCCGAGAATATGGGCGCTCACTCAAATGAAATGAACCAAAAGATTTATGGCAAAGATGGTGCTTCCAAAAAGATGACAGACATTGACGAGGTTGAGTTGATGGGAATTAACGACTCACTCAGTTCGGCGGCTGAAAGCCTCACCCTTTTGTCATCTGGAAAACCTCAAAAACAGCACGACCAAATCATTAGTGTTCGTCGCCAGTTAAGAGAAACGCGTAGCGACGCCGTAAGACAACTAAGTCCTGCAGTGCGCAATATCGCAGTTCGCGCAATTGATAAGCACGTCGCCGAAGTTGACAATTTGTTGAGTCTCCATCGTGAAGCGTGGACTGGCGTCGGTGGAACGTTTGAATAGGAGCCAAAATGAAAGACGCTGATAAGGCATTGATGGACGGGTTGGCTTTGGTGACTGACCTGCGCGAAGACGAATGGGCGCTTGTGGTGTCCGACGTTGAGAAGGCTGGTGGAGTTCGCGAATGTCGTGGACACGCCCGTGTTGAGGTTGAGCGTGCCGTAGCAAAGGCTCGTACGTTGGTTGCCAAACACCCCGGTCACGCCAATCAAGCCTCGCATGGTGGCAAAGGTGGCGGAGGTCAGAAGAGCCAGTCAGACCGTGGTTCTAGCGATGTGAGAACGGCTAAGAATAAAGCATCAGCCCATCAGGAGATTGAGTCCATTACGTCACAACTCGCGTTTGCGAGGTCTAATGGCGACAAAGAAGTCGTCGGAATGCTTGAAGAGCGTCGTGCTGGCGCTCGGCAAGCCTACAAAGAACGCTTTGGAGAGGCTCATCAGGCTGGCACTGAGCCATCTGGCTCAAAAGCAGGCGACGCTGGAGTTGCACAATCAGCAAAAATACTCTCCAACGCTAAAGACGGTGCGATGTACCACGACGCTGGTTCCATTGCGCAAGAACAAGCGATGATGGGTAAAGCAACCAAAAGCGATGCAATTGGTCGCTCGCACAAACACGACCAAGATTTCGCTGTGTCCATGAGAGACAGCAATGCCTACGCTGAACGCGCAACTGCAGTCCGTCGTGCGCAACCCAACAATCCAAAAGCCGAGAAGATGGCGCAGGCTCTTGACCGTGACTCTCGCAAGTTCCAAACAGAAGCCGCGATATCAATGTCGCTGGCAAGCGCATGGTCGTCTGTTGCGATGGACTTAGGCGCGTCCGAGTCTGACCTGATTAGCAACAACAGACTCTAAACCGCACTCAAGTTGTGTAGACGTACTAGTGCGTCACTACACTCTTAGCAAATGGGTGCTCGCAAGATGGTCAAACTTAAAGTCGTAGAGACTTCAGGCGTAGACCACCCTGCTCATCTAAACGAAGGGTGGGTTGTTATGAAAAACCAAAACCCAGAAACCACTGAAGGAGCAGAAGTGTCAGAAGAGACCGAAGCAATTGAGACGACCGAGGCTGATGTAATCACCGAGTCGTTGGTAAAAGCGCAAGAGCGCATCGCAGAACTTGAAGAGGCTCTGGAAGTTGAAAAGGCAAAGAAAAAGCCTGCCTTCCTCGCCGAAGTTGAAGTTGAAGCAGAAGACGAAGACGAAGAGGACATGATGAAATCAGTCCCCGAGGCTGTTCGCGAAATGCTCAACAAGGCAAAGGTTGAAGCAGACGACGCTCGCGCCGAACTTCGCAAAGAACGCGAAGAGCGCCGTGACGCAGAGTTCGTTGCTAAGGCACAGTCAGCATGGGGCTTGCTCCCTGTAGACGCCACTGAAGTCGGCAAAGCAATGCGTCGCCTCTCAGACGTTGACGCGCCACTCGCAGAAACAATCGCTAAGGCACTTGATGCCGCTAACGCACAAGCCGAATCAGCAAACATCTTCGCTGAAATCGGCACAGCAGGACGACCAGACACGGGCGATGCTTACGGCAAAGTTCAAGCAATGGCTAAGTCGCTTGTCGCTGATGGAAAGGCATCAACAGTTGAACAGGCTGTTGTTGACCTCATCTCAGCCGACCCAAACCTCTACCACGAATACGTCGCCGAGAAGCGCCGTTAAGGAAGGAAACAAACCATCATGGCATACGAAATCGCCAACTCAGCCGTCAAAATCACTCTCGTAGCAGGTGAAGACCTCTCCGCGAAGCAGTATTACTTCGTGAAAATCAACTCGTCAGGACTTGCAGTGCTTTGCTCAGGTGCAACTGACAAGCCAATCGGCGTACTTCAAAACGACCCTGCTTCTGGTGAAGAAGCAGTCATCACAGTTGTTGGTGGCTCAAAGGTTGTCGCTGGTGCTTCCATTGACGAAGGTGTCCTTATCGGCACAGCGTCAACTGGCAAGGCTGACGCAAAAGTTCCGGGGACAGACACAACCGAATACGTTGTTGGAACTGTAATCCTCGCCGCTGGTGCGGACTTAGAAATCCTCACTGCCCTCATTAACTGCTCCAACCCTCACCGCGCGGCGTAAGTAAGAATCTAAAGGAAAAGGAAGAGAACAATGCCTCAGCCAACTAGCAACCAAGTCCATGTAGACGCCATTCTGACCAACATTTCGGTCGCGTATATGCAGAGGCAGGAAAACTTTATTGCCTCTCGCGTATTCCCGATTGTTCCTGTTGAGAAGCAGTCGGACAAGTATTTCACATACACCAAGAACGACTGGTTCCGTGACGAAGCACAGCGTCGCGCGGACGGTACCGAATCAGCAGGTGGCGGTTACAACATCTCCACTGGCACCTATCAGGCAGACGTTTACGCCTTCCACAAGGACATCGGTGACCAGACTCGCGCAAACGCAGACGCACCAATCAACGTTGACCGCGAAGCCGCAGAGTTCGTAACAAGCCGTTTGATGCTCAAGATGGAGACCGAGTTCGTTAACAACTTCTTCTCAGCGAGCGTTTGGGCTAACGAAGTCTCACCATCGGGTAACGATGAGTGGAGCGATTACACCAACAGCGACCCAATGGACGACATTGAAACCGCTAAGGCGGCAATTCTTGGAACCACAGGTTTTGAACCAAACACACTCGTACTTGGTTACGACGTGTTCCGTGTTCTCAAGAACCACCCAGACCTTGTTGACCGTCTCAAGTACACATCCAGCAACACAATCACATCAGACATGATGGCTCGTTTGTTTGACGTTGACCGTGTTCTTGTGGCTAAGGCTGTCAAGGCAACGAACAACGAAGGTGGCACAGGCGCTTACGCTTTCACACACGGCAAGCACGCCCTCCTCTGCTACTCGGCTCCATCGCCGGGCTTGCTCCAACCATCTGCTGGTTACGTCATGTCATGGACAGGCGTTTCTGCAGGACTTGGTGCAACCATTGGTTCCAGCCGACTTCGTATGGACAGCCTTCGCGCTGACCGTATTGAGGCTGAAGTTGCGTTTGACATGAAAGTCATCGCGACCGACCTCGGTTACTTCTGGAACGGCGTAGTCGCCTAATAACCTCTAGAGTTGGGTGTCCGTTCGTCTAGTATGGGCGGACACCAATCTCAGAGCAGAAGGAAAACATCATGTTGCGCAAAGTTACTAAGCGAATCCCTAAAGGGCGTGGAGAGTACCTAGAGTCAGGCACCATCCTTGACGTTTCCTCATTTAGAAACGTGAAGATGCTTGAGTCGGGTCGCTATCTCGGTGAAGTCAGCGCTGAAGAGGCAAAGGCTTATGCCGATGCTCAAAAGCCTTTGTCAAAGCCTGCTGATAAACCAGCGTCAAAGGCAAAAACAACAAAGTCCGTGTCCGTTGAGGACACACCAGTCGTCGGGGAGGATGACAAATGAGTATCTCTAACTACGCAGAATTGAAACTGCTTGACACCCTCGGCAACACATCGTTCGCTGTCACAACTTGCTACGTGAAATTGCATCTCGGTGACGCTGGTGAAGATGGCACAGCCTCTCCTGCTACTGAATCAAGCCGTAAGGCTGTCTCTTGGAGTTCGGCTTCTGCTGGTTCTAAGGCTTCCAGCGCTACTTTGTCATGGACAAACGTTGCCGCTACGGAAACCTACACGCACTGGTCAATGTGGGACGCGTCTACTTCTGGTAACTGCTTGTGGACTGGCGCTTTGTCAGCATCCGCCGCTGTTACTGCTGGTGACACGTTTGAGATTACATCTCTCACTTTGACACTGGACTAAGGAGGACGTCGCGATGGCGACAAACTTTCCCACCTCTTTAGACGCTCTAAGCAATCCTGTCTCAACCGACACTCTGGCATCGCCAGACCACGCTGTTCAACATTCCGACATCAATGATGCTGTTGAAGCGTTGCAGGCGAAGGTTGGCATCACGAGTTCAACAGACACGGCGAGCCTTGACTATAAGGTCGCCAAACGTCCCATAACAACGAATGCGCAGATTGCTTCGTACACCCTTGTTCTTGCCGACGCTGGCAAACTTGTAGAAGTCGGGAATGCGTCTGCGAACACGCTGACTGTTCCTCCTAACTCAAGCGTTGCTTTCCCTGTGGGAACCGTCATTGATGTCCTTCAGACTGGCGCTGGTCAAACAACCCTCACAGCCGGTGCTGGTGTCACAATCAATACCGCGATTGGGCTGAAACTTCGTGCTCAATGGTCTCCTGCTTCGCTTATCAAAAGGGCGACTGACACATGGGTTGCTCTTGGTGATTTGAGCGCCTGATGCTTGGTGTAGTTGCATCCAGCGCTTACCCCATTCCAACTGTGACGTTGGGGGCGACAACTAACTTCAATCAAAACCTCGCGACCCTTAACGCAACCGTCAATGGGCAAGGTTTAAGCACGACCGTTACGACTCAGTACAGTTCTAACGGTGGCTCAACGTGGTCTACAGCCGTTTCCATGACTGGTTCTCCCACTTATGGTTCAACAGCGATGTACGCCAATGTGACTGGTTTGGCTGTAGCGACTGCCTACATTGTCCGAGTCACAGCAACAAACGCTAAAGGTTCAGTTGTTGTTCAGAACAGCAACGGCAACTTCACAACGTGGACGCTCAAGACCTTTATCCAAACAACTGCAGGTTCATACTCAGTTTCTATTCCTTCAGTAACACCAACAGGTGGTTCGGCTATCGCTCCGACCATTTACGAAATGCTGATTTACGGTGGTGGTGGGGGTGCTAACTACTCTGGAGGTGGTGGTGGTGGCTACAGAATTGCCGCCTCTAAAGCATCATCGGCTAGTGGAACTCAAAACGTGACAGGAACCATCGGTGCTGGTGGTGCTGGTGGAGATGGTGGTGGTGGAGCAGGAAACGGGACGGCAGGAGGTGCGACAACACTGGTTATTGGGGATACCACTTATTCTGCTGGTGGTGGTGGAGTAGCAAACTGGCTCACCAATGGTGGTGCTAGTGGTGCTGGCGATAATCCTTCCCGAGCAGGAGGAACAGGTAACTATGGGTACACCTATTTCACGGGCAATTATGTGCAGGTCATTGTTGGTTACAACACTTACTGCTGTGCGACTGACCCTAAGTATGGTTTCTGCACTCAAACGTGCCCTGACTACAACAGCCCCATCTACGGCAACGACACCAATCAACCCATCTACGCAACCGATTACAACCGTTATGCAGGTGGTGGAGGTGGAGGCACCGACACTGCAGGAGGCAACGCCACATACCCAGACGGTGGTGGTAACGGTGGTAACGGTGGAGGCGCTTACGGCTTGAACGGTGGTAACGGTGGTCGTGGTGGAGGAACAGCATCTAACGGTTCAAACGGGACTGTCGTTGCTGGTGGAGTAGTTGTCGGTACTGGTGGTGCAGGTTGGTTTGGTGCAGGCGTCGCAGGTGGTGTCACCTTTAAGTATTATGGGGTCGCATGATTACCGTTCGTCCTTTCACAATGTCTGTCTTAGACAAAGCCAAGCAGTTCTTTGCGTTGCGAACCATCGCTTCAGACAGTTTGGAGATTGTTCGTCGTACCCCTGCAGGCGATGACCCATTCACCGACGCAGACGTTTGGCGTATGGACAATGGACAACTTGTGGTTTCTTTCAACCATCCCTTTTATTATGTGCGCAACCTTGTGCTCATAGCCAAGTCAGAGGGCGTTGAGGAAATCATCAACCTTGAGCATTTTGAACGCATCATTGAGTTTTACGACAGGTCGCCAGACGTCAACACATCTGAAGTTGGCGTGTTTGTGTTCTGCAAGTCCGAGCCAATTTACGACCCTGCTTTGGAATGGCGTTGTGACAACACGCTGTACGGTGCACGAACCTACGACACGCCTTCGGTCAAGAACCCTCAACTGGTCAGTTCCGTTGATGACATCATCATGTACGAACCTGTGCTGACAGTTCCTGCTCTGGGGCATTTGATTTACATTCATTTTCACAACGACGAGGTTTTGAGACGTGACTTCGTTGACAACGCCGAACTTCCGATGAGCGCGTACACCTTGAGCGAAATGTTCAAAGTGCTTCACGAATGGGCAACAGTTGCTGACGCCCCATTCAACAACACCGACCCAATCTCCAGCGATGCGCGTGGGTTTCTTAACGCCATCGGCTTTGACGAAAGCCTGATAGCAGGTCAAGTAGATATGCAAGTCGCCTCGTACTTAAGAGGCAAAACGAACGCACGCCTACGCCCGACAGGTATTTTGCCTGCTTCACCTGAGTTGCTTCACTTTGTGCGTCAACGTATGTCCTTTAGTTCGCTCAGTGCGTTGTCTTTGGTTCACCCCGGCTTGGTGGACACGGCTCAAGTGCTGAAAGAGGAACAGCGCCAGTTGTACATTGGTATTCATAAGTTTCGTGATTTCTACAAAGTTGGTCTGGAAATACCTATCAACGACGACGAACGCGTCATTGAGCAAGCCCTCAAAATCCCACTGACCCATCGCCCGTACATTTACAACCAACTAAGGATGTTCCGTAACAAACGCGAGGTTCTAGACAGGGTTGCTGATGCTCGTCTATAACGACCTTAATGTTGTTTATTCGTCGGCAACAACGACGTATAACCAGACGTTTATTGTTTTCTCTAAGACGGCGTCTGGGTCGGGTTCTGGTTCCTCTTCTAACGCTCAGTTGGTTACGGGGAAGCGCACAGCATCGGCTTCGGGCGCAGGAACACAAACCACGGTCTTTATTCACAAGGTTCTTAAGACGGCTTCAGGTTCAGGATTAGGTTCGTCAAGTAACGCAATAGTTCATTCCATCTACCGAAACGCGCAGGGTGCAGGACAGGCGTCAACTGAAGGTACAGCAGTCGGACTTCACACCAGCCCACGGTCGGCTTCGGGTTCTGGAGCAGGTGCATCTTTGGCAGTCGGACTTCACAAAAGCCCACGAACAGCAACAGGGTCGGGGTCAGGTTCTGGACAGGCGTCGTACCTTCGCAAAGTTCCACGCACTGCGACCTCATCAGGTAATGGCACGTCGTCGGCTTCTATCCTCATCGTGCGCGCGCGTAACGCTTCAGGTTCAGGCTCGGGAGTTGGGACAGCCAGTTACCGCATCTCGCCTTTAAGAAGCGCGTCAGGGCAGGGAGTGGGGGGCAGTTCAACTGCATCCCGTAAAGCAACCTTCAAAACGGCGTCGGCAACGGGGCTAGGGCAGTCCGAAGCAGACGTTTTGCATCACCACCATCGTCAGGCGACTGGCTCAGGGACTTCAACTTCCAACAACTCAATCGCCCACTTGGTTTACCGAACAGGGCAAGGCGCTGGACAAGGTTCAACTTCTGGTAACGCTGTCGGCAAACACATACCCATACGCATGGCATCAGGCGCAGGCAACAGTGCGTCCTCAACGGTCTACAAACATTCGGTGTTCAAAACTGCATCAGCGACTGGTGTGGGTGCGTCAGCAACGACGTTTATTCACATCAACATTCGTAACGCAACTGGCTCGGGTGTCGGTTCATCATCTGTAGTCAAAAAGCGCACCATCCCACGAACCGCGACAGGCGCCGGTGTTGGGACTTCAACAACAACGAAACTTCACACCAACAAGCGAACAGCGTCGGGTTCGGGTTCAAGTTCATCGGCGACTTCAATTGCCCACAAGGTCTACCGAAACGCACAAGGCGCAGGTCAAGCCGCAACTGAAGGTACAGCAGTCGGCAAAACCACTAGGTTCCGTACTGCAAGTGGGGTAGGCGTTGGTTCTGCAACTGCCGTTCGCCTTGTCAAATCAAAGCGTGGGAGCACAGGTGCAGGACTCGGAACTCAAATAATTGCCTTCAAGCGCAGGTTGCCTCGCTCATCTGTTTCGGCTGGCGCCGGCGCTGGCAACGGAGTTCGTATTGTTCGTAGCAAAAGAACAATGGTCGGTGCAGGAGTTGGCGCTTCAGCCAGCGAGGGTTTTCGGCGTCTAAATATATCCAGCAAGACAGCAACAACGTCATTATCTGGTGGCAACCGTTCTGTCAGCGTTAGTGGGGTTTCTACGGTGGTTTCAGCGTCGGGTTCTACACTCACAGTAGATGCTTCATAAGGTCGGAGAATAACATGGCAGGCGTAACAATCAAAAAGGGTGACAGACTTCCAGTTCTTGCACGCCAATTCACCCTTGACGGTGGGGCAATTGACCTGACTGGCTCCACCGTTATTTTTGATATGTGGAACGCCTCAACAGGCGCGCAAGTCATCACGGCAGGAGCCGCAACGATTACTGGTGCCGCAACGGGTGATGTTGAATACGCATGGACATCTGCCGATGCAACTTTGGTGGCTGGTCAATACCTCGGAGCGTTCACAGCGTCGTTCTCGGGTCGCACAATGACAGCGCCGAACAACGGCATGATTACCATAGAGATTTACGCTGATACAGCGTCCGACTGGTCGTACACAGGTAATCCAAGTGCGCGCCCTATTGACATGGTTCGTTTCTTAATTGGAGACACCGACTCCACAAATGCACAACTGAACGACCATGAAATCACTGCTTTGCTTTCGCAAGGGTCAAATGACGCAAACCGCGCCGCTGTTTATGCGTGTCGTTCGCTGGCAACTAAATACGCATCAAAAGCCGACTACTCGCGTTCCGTTGGTGGTCTTTCAATATCTACGCAATATGGCGCGACGGCTGACCGCTACCTCAAGTTGGCGGCAACTTTGTCTGCGCAAGGAGATGAACAAGACCCACCTATCCCGACAGTGTCTGCTGACGCTTTGGGTTCGTTTCACTTCTCAGTTGACATGGACAAGTTTCGGTGACGATTGAGTCCGTGTTTCTTGACCTGATGCCTTCAACGGTGACGTGGTACTCACAAACGACTCGTGACGCCTATGGTAAAGACACATGGTCTGGGACTGCCAATAAACAACGCTGTCGTATTGAAAAGAGCAAAGGGCTGACAAACACGGACGATGGGCAGTCTGTTGACGAAGATGGAACTGTTTATTTCTATGGCGTGAGCACTATCGGGATTAACGATAAACTGGTGTTGCCTGACGGGAGCACAAGAATTGTCCTGACCATAAACACCCACAATGACGGCGACGGTGCTTTTGTTACAGTGCTGACGTTCGGGAAGGCGTGACATGGCTACGATTAACGGAATTGAGAAGTTGCTCGGGGCTTTACGCAAAATGGAGCACGACACAGTCGGTGTTGTTGGGCGCGCCCTTTATGAAGAGGCGTTAGACGTTGCTCAAAAGGCTGACCTTCTTGTCCCTTACGACTCAGGTATGTTGGCGCGTTCGCAGGTTGTGCATCACCCAAATCAGGCAGGCAACAAAGTATTCGTGGACATTACCTACGGTGGAGTTGCGACTCCGTACGCACAAGTTCAACATGAAAATCTTGCCTTTTTCCACCCCTCTAAAGCATCAGGGCTTCCACCAAACGGACGTCAAGCGAAATACCTAGAACAGCCAGCGCGCGAAGCGTTGATTGGGTTGCAGTACCGACTCGGCATTCGCATTGAAGCAATCGCGAGAGGATTTATCTAATGCCTTTGTTAGACGCTCTTGGAGCAAAACTTGTCACCGACGGAGTTGGAACTTTGGCTACCGACATTTTCTTGTCGTACTTGCCTGACTCTCCCGATGTGGCAGTTGCTGTTTATGAGGACAGAGGAAATGGTGCTGACCAAGTGTTCGGAGCCAGCGTTGTTTCAATTGAGCGTCCGTCAATCCGTGTTGTTGCCCGAGCGTCCCGAGATGACTATCCAACTGCCCGAGCCAAGTTGCTGACCGTTCGCGCGAGCCTCGGGGCAATTCGTGATGTCACGATTTCAGGAGTCAATTTCATGTGTGTCATTGCCGACTCTGACCCATACCCAATGGGGCGCGATGAAAAGGAACGACCCATGTTTGGGCTTGACCTTCAAGCGTGGATTACGCCGTGAGCGTTGTCCGTTCCACAATCCTGCACCACATCGGGTCAGGTGAGCCTGACGAGCCACAGGTGGATTATCAAGCCATCCTTGATGGGCTGGACGCCGTTTCTAACGCTGTTGCCGAACTTCGCAAAATGGTGACCCAGAAAGTGACGCCCGTCACTACCGAGGATGGCAAATGCCTTCATCCGTCGCCTGACCGCCGTGAAGCAGGGACATTTTCCCAAGTTCAGCCTTATTGTGGGCGTTGTGGCGAGTTCCTGTGAATACAAGCCCTTCAGACGCCCCTGACAGCCCCACACCCGACCCCTACGGGCGTTCGGGGCGTGCTGACGCCAAGCCTCGCTGTTGGCGCTGTAAACGCCTGTTGGCTGAAATGGTGACCCGTCCGTGGTCAATTACCTGCACAAGGTGCAAGGCGCAGAACGTCAACGATTGACTTGACTAGGGGTTAGTTCCCACGGCAAGATGGGCGCATGGAAACAATCACCTATGAAGCCCTTGTGGAACTGGTCGCGCAATGCGTGGACTTTGTTCCTGCAAAGCAGGAAGTCCCGACATGGACAAACAACCACAAACACATCGTCGCCAAGCGCGCGTCTGGTGTGGACGTGGACAACCCTGTGCGAATTGAGTGGACAGCCGACTGGACGATTTGCGGATTGAGCAACAGCGCCTTCGTTGAGTCCCTCGGTCGCGACGGCGAGTTGCGCGTTTGGAATGTCAGCGCCAAGACAAAGAAGGCAGTTGCCGACCAAGTCCACGAGCGCATTGTTATGGAACTGGCAGACGCCTTTTGGGGTGTCATTGACTACGGCTTCAGTCAGGACGAAGACCTCGCCGACAAAATCCTCAAAGCCCTCACAGAGTTCGCTTCAAAGAAAGAAGGAAAGTAAATGAAAATCATCAACTGCAAAAGGTGTGGGCAAGGCAACCTTGTCTGGGCAACGAGCAAGGCTGGCAAGTATTACTTGACCGACGCCGAGGCAACAGGAATCAGGAATGCCAACGGCAAACTCATCAAAACGCTCCAGTTGGCGCATCAATGCAAAACGCCCGAGGAAATCGCGGTGGAGGCAGGCTTTGACGAGGCGTGCCAACGCGCTCAGGTAATCCTTCAGGCTTTGGAGGATTCATGGCAACAAATCAGTGTCCTTGTGGAACAACCCGAAATTGACGGTGACGCGCTGGACGCTTTGACAGAAGCCAGAAAGCCATTACAGGCTGAACTGGACAAATTAAAGGAACTGCACAATTACAACTTCGTATTGGAGAAATACAAATGAACAGCATCAGCACCTGCGTTGAACACGCACCGACCTATTCGTCGGCACCTTCATGGCGTGCCATCGCCATCCTGAATGGCAGACGCACCAGTATGTGCTGTATGCACAGCCACAGCAGGAAAGACCTCGCAGAGAAATGCGCTGGTAAATACTTCTTGAAAATCATCGCCCCACTTCCAAACGCCGAACTGGTTGACATTGGTCACGGGCAATTTGAAGCACGCTGGACTGACAACCACAACCGAAACGTCACACGCCGATTCCACTACCAACCAGAAAGCAGAAACCAATGAGAACCATACATAACGAACGAACTGGTGAAATACCAGAAGACCAGAGTCGGGAGGCGTGCCGAGCGCGCGCCTTCATGATGCGCAACACGCAGTGCGCTTCGGCTGACTTGCCAGAGGAATGGGAAAGCATCCACGATGCAACTTTGGAGCAAAAGTGCAATCGCCTCGCCACGGTCAACACAGGCAAGTGGGAGTTCGCTCGGAGCCTTGCCCAACAGTTCAAGGACAAAGGCGCCCTTTCCGAAAAGCAACTGGTCTGGGTCAATCGCCTCTACAGAGAGCACGCCGAAATCAATCGCATCATTCGCAATGTCCGCGCAACCCACAAATGGACAGCGGTTGGTGCCATCACTCACAATATGAACACGGTGCTTGGCACCTACGCCATTACCAACTTCCACAAGTGCGACAGTTGTGGCGAATGGGGCGAGACCTACGAAAGCAACAACTACTCAGGCGATTAAAGAAACGTCCGATGTCGCCTAAAGGGTTGACCTCGGTCAATAAAGCCGTCATACTCAATCCACTCCCAAACCCGAATAACAAGGAGGCTCAAATGAGCGAAACCCAAACCCCAACCATCTCCCGTAAAGAGGAGCAACTTCTACGAGACCAAACCACATGGGAAACTTACGTTTCCGTTGGCAATTGGGTAGAAGTGGCAAAGCAAATGAACTACGCGAACGGCTCCTGCGCCCGACGCGCTGGACTTCGTCACGCTTTCCTCCACAGCCTGCTGGTGCAGGGCGACAACCCCCAAGTCGTCTGAACCCCCAAACTGCACCAGTCATGGGAACCTCGGCGTGTGGTGACGCCCTTTTGCTAGGGTCGGTAGCCACCGCCGAGGACTCCATGAACAACAGCGAACACATCACCCACCTAGAGACATGGACGGCGTTTCCTCGGAACACGCCGTTTGTCGTCAAAGGGCATCTAGGCATCTACCGATACCGCTACCACTTTCAACCAGAGGTTGGAGAGGCTAGAGTTGCTCTCTACGGTGGCAAAGCACCAGCCCACCGTGTTGACGCAGATGTCCTTGACCTGACCGTCGTTTCCGATAATGAACTCGCGATGATTCGCCATGCATCCTCACGAGGGGAGGTGACACTAGACAACACCAAAATCGTCACGCTACTCGCGTGGGACGTGACTCGCCCGAAAGCCAAAATAACAATGGCTTCAGGAGCGATTCTTACGGTCAATAAAGACCGCCTACAACTACCACAAGAAGGAAAACCTCCACAATGATAAAACGTTGGATTCTCGCGTTTGCCCTACTCGGCATCGTGTTTCATTTAGGGGCTGACAACCAGCCCACTGCCCTATCAACCACTACCTCAACCGTCCAGATGGACATGGCGCGACTACCTCGCCCCGTACGGCTCTTTCTAGCCGAACCAACCACCACAACCGCCGTGGTCAGGAAAGCCTCTCTCAAGCCCACACAGGCGCCTTTCAAGCCAAAGTGGGTCACCCTTCAGGTTGACGGAGAAACCATCTCCATCCCTCGGGACAAAACCTATCGTTGCCCCAAACTGGAGCCAGCCATCAGAAAGGCTGGTCTGAAGCCAACTGCCGTGTGGAGTTACATCGCCTACCGCGAGTCACGATGCACGCCAAAAGCAATCGGCTGGAACTACAAGAAAGGCAAGTCAGAAGAGAACTGCAAACTTGCCCATAGGTCTGTTTACAAGAAGTGCTCTGCCATCTCCTCATATGACTCTGGGGTTTGGCAAATCAACTCAACGTGGAAAACGCTGACGGCTCAAACCTGCAATTCGCCTTTGGGCGACATGGAAGTTTTGCTGACCGTTGAGTGCAACATCAAAATGGTGAAAGCGCTCTACGGTGACGGAGGGCTTGGTCACTGGGGTTTCTAAATCCTCCTACGGTTCAGGTGGTGTGTCACTATTGCCAGCCCTATGACAATTATTGACGCACCACCATCCACCGTTCTCTCACCAGCCTTCTTTGATGAAGTGGTGTACCTACTCCGACGTCTGGTCGTTCACGGCGCCGAACAAGAGATGCTGTTCCGTGTCATGGATGTGGCTTCGCACGCGCGCGACAAGTCCACCACGGTAAAGTCTTGCACCTGTTGTCAACACTGATAACCTGCCAACAAACGTGACCGTCGTGTCTCCGACCCCTCATTCGTACCCATAGTGGTCTTGGGTTAGTTCGGGACACGTCTGTCTGAGAACTGGTCGGAGGGTCGGATGGCAAAGTACAGAGTGCTCGTAGGTGTTGAATACGCCACGCGTCGTGCCGAAGTCGGCGAGATAGTTGACGACATTCCTGCAAAGTCCATCAAGTGGCTTCGCGAGCAGGGTTTGATTGAAGCAGTTGATGCAAAGGGTGCAGTCGTTGAAACAGACGACGAACCCACCACTGAGGGAGAAGAATAATGCCATTCCGTCACGGTAAGAACACAAAAGTTCTGGTCGGTAACTACGACCTATCGTCTTATTTCAATGAGGCGTCTGCTTCACAATCGGTTGAGACAGGCGAGACAACCACCTACGGCACCAATGCAAAGACCTACGTTGTTGGGTTGGCTGACGGAACTATCTCAATGAGTGGAATGTTTGACGGTGAGGCAAACGCCACAGACCAAGTCCTCTCCACCCTTCTTGGCGATGCAAACGGTGCTGTCATCACAATCGCCCCTGAAGGACTCGCCCACAGCAGGCGCGTCAAGTCAGCCAGCACCATTGAAACTTCGTACGAAATCTCTAGCCCTGTAGCCGACGTTGTCTCGGTCAGCGCCGAAGCCCAAGTCACAGGAGGCATTGGCAACGCCATCAGCCTTCGCGACCTGACAAGCGCCACCACAACAGGAACAGGAACTGCTCTGGACAACTCAGCGTCCTCAGCAAACGGTGGTGCAGGAGTTCTGCACGTCACCTCAAACTCTCACAACGCCGGCGCCACGTTTAAGGTTCAGCATTCTGCTGACAACTCAACATGGGCTGACCTAGTCACTTTCACCGTAGTCAGCACAACAGCGCTGGCAAACGAGCGCATTGCCGTCACTGGCACAGTCAACCGTTACCTTCGTGCGTCACACACGCTTGCCGGTACGGGTGGCATCACATTCCACATCAACTTCTCACGAATTTAAGGAGAAACAATCATGGCTTTCCGTCACGGTAAAAATGCGGTACTCAAATTGGATAACTCAGCAGGCACCCTTGTTGACCTTTCTGCGTATCTAGACGAAATATCAATGCCTCGCTCAATTGAGACAGGCGAAACAACCACATTTGGCTCTACAGGTAGCGCCAAGACCTACGTCACAGGATTGTCAGACGCGACAATTTCTCTTGGTGGCAAGTTTGACTCAACAGCAGACGCGCACTTCTCAGGCATCCTGACTGCACTCTTGGCTGGAACAATTGACAGCGTGTCATTTGAATACGGCAAAGAAGGCTCAACAGCAGGTCGCGTTAAGTATTCAGGAGAAGCACTACTCACTTCGTATGAAGTGTCCAGCCCTGTCGCTGACGTAGTAACCTTCTCTGCAGAACTCCAAGTAACTGGCGCTGTAACGCGAGGAACTTGGTCGTAACAACCAACAACGTGACCTTTGTGTCCTAAACCTCTTGAGGAGTAACCCGTGTCCATTCGTGACCAAATCCTGTCTGCTAAAGACTCTCATTCCGAAATGGTGACAATTCCCGAATGGGAAGTCACCGTTGAACTTCGCTCTATGTCTGGAGCGGCGCGCGCTGTCCTGATGCAGGAAGCAATGCAATCTGGTGGAAACATCAACATGGCAAAGGTCTACCCAGACCTTATTATCCAGACTTGCTTTGACCCTGAAACTGGAGAGCCTGTGTTCACTGAGGAAGACAGAGAAGCAATCCTTAGCAAAAACGGAGCGATTCTTGACCGTCTCGCAGAAGTAGCAACTCGCCTATCAGGTTTCAATGAAGCGGCGGTTGATGACGCGGGAAAAGACTCCTAGAAAACAGTGAACTGCGCTTCCAATACGAACTTGCTGAACGTTTGGGGCGCACTCGCGAAGAGTTGCTGTACGGCTCGGGTGGTTTTCGCCCTATTAGTTCAGCCGAAATGACTCATTGGCGTGCGGTGTGGAAACTTCGTGCGTGGGAGGAAGAGCAGTCCATGAGGCGCGGAAGGAGATAACGAATGGCAACAGTATTTGATGTCCTTGCACGTTTCCGCGCCGACGTAACTGACTACACCAGAAACCTAGACAAAGCCACCACAGCCACCGAGCATTTTGACACTGGCATTCAAAACGCCGGCAAACGTTCAATGGGATTGTTCGGCATGATGGCGAGCCGTTCAATGATGCTCGGCACAGCCGTTGTCGGACTTGCCCAGACCGCTGGAATGATGGGTATCAACACAGCCAAAGCCAATGAGCAGTCCGCTATCGGTTTTAAGGTGATGATGGGTTCGGCTGAAAAAGCAAAGAAGTTCATGGATGAGTTGATGGTGTTCTCTGCCAAGACCCCATTTGAACTTCCACAGTTGCGCGAAGCCGCGTCTAAACTTTTGTCAACTGGTGTGGAAGCAAAACGCATCATTCCAATCATGACTGTGCTTGGTGACGCCACGTCAGCAAAGGGTTATGGCGCTGACGCCATTCAACGCGCTGTGTACGCCCTTCAACAGATGTCCACTGCTGGTCGCGCAACTGGTCAAGACATGATGCAATTGACGCAGGCTGGTATTCCAATTTGGGAAGCCCTCGCCGCGGCGATGGGTAAGACCATCCCCGAAATCAAGAAGTTAGGTGAGCAAGGCAAGATTTCCGCTGAGGATGTCATGAAGGCAATTGAGTCAGGCGCTGGCGAGGGGCTTCAAAAGGTCAAAGGAATGATGGAGGAACAGTCAGGAACCTTGCAGGGTTTGATGTCCACATTCAAAGACACCGTTGGTCAGTCACTTGGAAAAATGATGGAACCAGCAGTTGAGTCAATCAAACAGGCTCTGCCGGGTTTGACTAGCATGATGGACAACCTTCTGAAGTCCATAGCACCAACAATTAACGGTGTGGTCGGCTCAACCCTCAAAGCCCTCGTTGACCTGCTTCCAGCGATTGAGCCACTCATTATCGGCTTTGGTGGTTTGTTCACTGGCATGATGGCGGCTGTTGCCCCATTCATCCCATTGATAGTTCAACAAATGTCGTCACTCGCACCAGTGTTTCAAGGTCTTTCTGACTTAGTTGCTGTGCTCGCAGAAGGACTGATGCCTGTTGCGATGATTATTTTCCCTGCTCTTGCCGCGGTTGTCGGTCTTGCGTCTGGTTTGTTTGGCACGTTGTCAACATTTGTTATTGAAAATAAAGACGCCTTCATTGTTCTTGGTACTGCTATCGGTGCAGTGTGGTTAACCATGCAGGCAATTGCTGGCTTTGGGAAAATTATTACTTTCTTCAAGACGTTTAGCATTGCCTCAAAAATGGCGGCAGTTCAAACATGGCTGTTTAACAGCGCCCTTTACGCCAACCCAATCGGACTTCTTGTCGCCGCCATTGTTGGTCTTATTGCTGTTGTTGTTTTGATGTGGATGAAGTTTGACTGGTTCCGTCGCGCCATAAAGGGCGTGTGGAACTTCATCGTTACGGCATTCCAAAAGGCAATCAACCTGCTACTCGGTTATTGGGAGTTTTGGATTAACACCTTTATTTCAGGCGTCAACTTGATTATCAAGGGGTGGAACAAAATCCCGTTCACCAAAAAGATAGAGCCGTTGAAAAAGGTCAACCTTCAACTGGACATCATGGGTGCAACAATTGACAACAACACAAAGAAAGCAGGCAAACTTGCTGGCAAACTCGCCTCGGCGGCGGACTTCCGCAAGTTTGAGGGTTGGAGTGGTGGAAGCGCGACAGACCCCAAAACTCCAACCCCGACACCGACTGGTGGTGGAACTGGTAATCCTCTCCAGAAACTCATTGACTCCATCAACCAAATGTCTGCCGACAAAGTCAACAAGGCTAAAGGGTTCTTAGACCAGTTAAAGAGTCGCGCCGACGACTTTGCACGCTCTATCAAAGACGCAATCATGTCCGTTTACAGTTTTTCCAGCGCATTTGGTGCATCAAAGCAAAGCATGGACAATTATCAAAACGCCCTAAATGGTGTAGCCAACGCTGAAAAGAAAGTCACCGACGCGCTTGCGAAGCGTGACATGAGCGCATACACCGATGCTGTTGCTGAATACAACAACGCTCAAACGGAACTGACGAAAGCAACTGCTGGTAAGAAAACCTTTATGGAGGCGTTGGAGTCTCAATACAATCAGGCTAAAGACTTTAGCGTCATGATTAACCGTCTGCGCGCGGCTGGACTTGGCGAAGCAGGCATCGCACAAATTGTGTCTGCTGGTGCTGAAACAGGTATGGCTATCGGTACCGAGTTACTCAACGGTGGAACAGACGCAATTGGTAAAGCGAACACTTGGTACACCGAACTTGTGTCCACAGCAAACACGGAAGCCGAAGCCGCAAAGAACCAGTTTTATCAGGCAGGCATCACTCAGGGTGAAGCGCTTGTCAAGGGAATTACTGACGCCGCTAGCAAGTTGAAATTGAAACTGTCATCAAAGGGCATCACCGAAGCGCAGATGAAAAAACTGAAAAAGAACTTTGGCGTGGACATTGAATTCAGCATGAGTACGCTTGAGGACTTGGCAACTCCAATGGCGGCTGGTGGAATTGTGAGAGCACGCTCGGGTGGTACTTTGGCGCTTCTTGGTGAGGCTGGACGAAACGAAGCAGTCATTCCATTGCCACGAAACGGTGGTATGCCCGGTGGTAACTCGTACCACATTGAGGTCAACGTCGGTGTTGGCGACAAACAAGAAATCGGGCGCGAGTTGGTTTCCATCCTTCAATCCCACGAAAAGCGCACTGGTCGTCTGCCGTTTAGGACTTTGTAATGGCTTATCCAGAACTGATTGTTGAGATTGCTTTTGATGCAAGCCCCTATGACGTCAGCCCAACGTGGACTCCTGTTACGGAGTTTGTTTCTGGGGTCAGTGTTCATCGTGGACGCGAAGGTGACTGGAATGACAGTTTTGTTTCAACAGCCACCATCACCTTAGTAGACCAAGACCGTCGTTTTGACCCGTTCAATACTTCAGGCATTTATTACGGACGTCTGAAACCACGACGTCAAATCAGAGTGCGCGCGTTGGCAAACAGCACCTACTACGACGTGTTTCGTGGCTTTGTCAATGGGTTTCCAACTTCGTACGTCAACTTGGGAACAGACCAAACTGTCACCCAAGTGGAGATTGAGGCGTTTGACCTTTTGGCGCTTCTTTCAACAACTGAACTGCGTGGTGATTTGGCTGAAATTTACACCAAGTCACTCCTCCCTAAACATTATTACCGTTGTGGGGAGCCAAGTGGCTCAACAACACTGCGTGACTCGGGTTCAATGAACCTCGTAGCCAGTCACAACTCGGCATTTGCGAAACAACCAACAGCGTACGTTCCTTTAGGTTTTGGATTGTCTGGGAAAAGCGTCAACGTTGCGTACGGTGCATTTGGCATTGCCACTCAATCGGTGACATCAACAACTGGTGACCTGACGGTTTCTTGTTGGTCGGCAGGGACAGGTCAAGCGTCGCGAGACATTTTTGTAATTGCTGGTTCAGGGACGGATTACATCAAAGCGCGTGTTGGTTCGTCCTTTGGTTCAGGTGGAACTTACGTCCAGTTGATTTACGGCAACTTCATTACAGCGTCCTACAGGGAAACAAAAACTGACAAGTTTGACAGCACCATCCCTCACCACTTTATTTTCACATACAAACAGTCAACGGGTGAAGCCAAAATCTATGTAGACGGTACGGATGCAACCGCGACGGGTGGAGCAAATCAGGCTGGTGTGCTTGTGTTCCCAACTGTCAACTTTAACTTCTGGGACGGTGCGTACCAAGACGTCGCCGTCTTTAATCGCGTCCTGACGGCAACAGAAATCACCAACTTGTACCAGTTTGGTCAAGGAAACCAGACGGAAGGAACTGGCGCGCGAGTTGAGCGACTGCTTGCCCTTACAGACGTTGACTCATCCATGTGGACGGTTGACGGTGGGTCATCTGGGATTATTGCTGGCGTTCCGTCGCCAAACACACCAATCATTGATGCTTTGCTTCAGGCTCAAAGAACAGAGGGTGGTTACTTATTTGTTGACCGTCACGGCGAGTTGCGAGCCACGAACCGTTTTTTCTTTCAGTCTTTGACCACGCCGTCCATCACATTTAAGGATGATGGTTCAGGGTTTGGTTACACAGGCGAAGTGAATATGTGGTACGACGGCGACAACCTGCGCAACGACATCGTTGTTCAGTACGGAGGAAACGCCTCGTCACAGGTTTCTGGTTTGTACGACACAACGTCAATTGAAGATAATGGTCTCCACACGCTGACTATTGATGCGCAGTGTTCAACGGCGTCCGAGGCTGACGAGTTGGCACAGTTTTGGCTTCGGTATGGCGTGCAGAACCCACCGTCTATCAACGCTTTAGAAGTTGGCTTGCCAGCGTCCCTTGTGCAGTGGCAAACTTTGCTTAACCTTGAACTGCTTGACCGTATTCAATTCAGAAGGACACCTTCGCAAGGTTCGGCATTTCAACGTGACCTTTTGGTTAACTCCATTGAGTTGAACTTGTCACCAAAGAAATGGTCTATGAAGGTTGCTGGTTCGTCTCGTTTCACGGTTGCTATTTACGAACGCAACGCATCAGGGAGTGGAACATCGGGTCAATCAACTTCATCGGTAGTTAAAGACGCACCCGAGATTCGCAGTGTCGCGTCGGCGTACACATTTGACACAGCAGTTATGTCTTGCGAAGTTAACGCTCTGGGGTTTTCTACAGCCGTTAAGTTGCAGTATGGAACGGACTCTTTGTTTGGCACTTATACCGAGGTGACGCCCACACCGTCTACTGTCTCTGGTAGTTCGTGGACGGCGTGTTCAAAAACGGTCACAGGTTTAACAGCAGGAACGACGTACTACTACCGTTTTGTAGCGACCAGTTCGGTCGGAACCGTTATCGGGTCTGGAGGTGGCTTCACTACTTATCGTCTTAAGACCGTTGCTTTTACCTCTAGCGGTACATGGACTGCACCTACATGGGGTGGAACACCGATGACGGCTTGTTACTACGCGCAGTTGATTGGTGGTGGTGGTGGTAGTGCTGGCTACGGTGGAGGTGGTGGTGCAGGGCAGGCGTACCAACTGAATGTGACTTTGGCGAGCAGTATGACAGCCAGCATCGGTGGAGGACAAGGAAACACAACTCTTACTAACGTGAGTGGAACCGCGAATGCTGGTGGCACGTTTATACCAGACTTGTTCGGCGACCCCAACGGTGGAGCCAACGGCGATGGCACCTACTCAGGAGGTGCAGGTTATTACGCGTTCTTTACAGGTGTAAGCGCTGGTGGTGGTGGCGCTGGAGCAGGAGGAGCAGGTGGCGCTTACCGCAATGTTTCTGGTAACCCTGCAGGTGGTCACGGTGGAGCGGCTGGCACAACTTTCTATTGGGGCATCTCCTACGGTGGAGGTGGCGGAGGTGCAGGCAACTTCGGTGCTGGAAACAGTATCGCTTCTACTTACGGTGGTGGCGAAGGTCCGGGTGTGCGCGCCGCGCAAGCAGGCTATGCAATCTTTTTGTATTATGGACCGGCAGGTAGCCGTTCTGGAACTGGATGGAGCGAGGTGAACTATTAATGCATTACTACTATGCGCAAGTCATAAATGGTGTTGTTGAGAACACCATTGTCGTGGACGAGACAGCCTTGCTGGACGAACACGGAAATGAACAAGACGAGATAGGTATTGCTTTCTGTCAGCAGTTTGGTTCTGGTCAGTGGGTCAGGACTTACTTAACAGGCGAACAACGTAAATGGTATGGAGCGCCGGGCTTCTCCTATCGTGCCGACCTTGATGCCTTTGTGCCACCAAAGCCACCCGTGGAATGCACGCTGGATGAGGAACTTTGCCATTGGATTACCCCTGATGGAACAGACCTGAACGCCCCACCTCCACCTCGGTCAATGGAGCCATAACCTATACTGGTGTGAGAGTCGTGACCCCCGTGTCCTAAACGGGAGGTTCCCATGAATTTGAAGTCCGCTATCATTCGCCTTGCGAGTGTGTTTATTACTTCTGCAGTACCTGTGATTGGTGTCGGTTCCGTCTTTGGCGTGTCACCTTTGATTTCTGCGGCACAGGCTGGCGCTTTGTCAGTCCTGCGTGTTGTCAGTGCTTTGGCTGTTGCCTACAAGAAGGACGGCAAGTTAGATGCGACTGAGTACGAGGCGGCGTTTGACGTCGCCGACCAGCAATAAGACTCGGTTAGTTCTTTCGCTCATTTTTGCTGGCACCTTGTTCGGTGTCACGTCGGTCAACGCCCAAGAAGGCATTGATTACGGCGTCAACGTCGCAGTGTATGACAACTATGGCTACAACGGCGCGCCTCCACTCCCCGGCGCAGACCGTTTAGTCGGGGAAACCATCCAGTCAAACATTGAGCATTTCTTTGATGAAGAGCCGTTGTTCAATATTTACGAGGACTTCGCTGTCCGTTACACGGGTTTCTTAACGGCACCGACAACGGGAAATGTTGAATTCATGGTTCAAGCCGACGACGGAACAATGCTGTTCCTGAACGACGAACTGGTGACAGACGATTGGTACGACAAAGGAGGTGGAGGCACTGTCAGCGCCCCTGTCTACATGGTCGCTGGACAACCAGTCCCGTTCACGCTTTGGTTCTACGAGAACGGAGGTGGCGCGTGGATTCAGTTTTGGTGGATGCATGAATACCAGTGGGAGATTGTCCCTCCGTCGGCTTTCAGCCTGACAGCAACGCAAGCGCCCATAGCAACGACAACCACAACGTCCACGACCACTTCCACAACGACCTCAACGACCACCACTTCGTCAACCACGACGTCAACGTCCACGACCACTTCAACGACCTCAACGACGGTTGCTCCAACCACGACATCGTCTACCACCACTTCCGTGATAGCGACAACCACAACAGAACAGCCGACAACAACGACATCCCTGCCAACCACAACAAATGCGCCATCTACAACCTCCAGTTCTGTACAAGTACCTGTACAAGTTACAACAACGTCTGTGACGGAAACCACAACCCCAGAGACAACTGTTCCTGTGATTGAGCCAGAACCTGAGCCGTTGACCGATGAGCAGTTTCAGGAGTTGGTTGACGTCATTCAGTCTCCTGATGCAACTCCCGAACAACTGAGGGAAGCCATCGCAACAATTCTGGACACACCAATAACCGAGGAGCAGGCTTTTGAGTTGGCGACCAGCCCTGCTGTTCTTGAAAACTTGACCGAAGACCAAGCCACCGAAGTGTTTGATGCGGTTGTTGTTGATGACTTGACTGACGCCGAAGCAACAGCGCTGGTTAACGCAGTGCAGGTGCAAGACGACCCCGTTCGCGAGGCTTTTGAGCAGGAAATCAACGTGTTTGGTGGAAAAGCCGACACCTATGTCCCTCTCGGTTCAAACATTCCCGTTTCGCAACGACGCGCGTTGATTGCCATTGTCACGGTTTCCTCAATGACACCGTCCTTCACCACTAACAAAAGAAAGTAACCACCATGCATAGATACGCAGGCGCAGTCACCTCATTGCTTCTTTGGGCATCAGGAACAGGTCTAGTCCTCATCACTCTTTCGGGAGAAACTTTGAGGAAGGCGCTGTTCATCAGCGTTGCCACATTATTTGTAAACCTGTTAGCGATAGGTTTCAACGTTGGAGTGGATGACGAATGACCTAGAGTGGGGTGACGAACAAGCCTGAATACACTAAGGTTTGGTTCACCACACTTAAGAGGTTCAAATGTCCTATCCAGTTAAACCAGTCGTACTGCCTGCCGACCTTAAAGGCGTCACCAACGGCAAACTTCCAGCGAACCTTCTGGCTCCAATCAAACCGAACGGACAACTGCACATTCTTGCGGCACGCGCATGGAAAGCAATGCGTCACGACGCCAAAGTTGCTGGCATACTCCTCGGACACGTTGGCGCGTACCGTCCCTACGACCAGCAACTAAGCCTGTTCAACCAGCGCTATGTCAAAGGCGACTCGGGCGACCCACGGAAAATCACACGCACCTTTAAGGGCGAAACGTGGATGTTGAAAAAGGGAATGGCTCCTGCTGGAAGCCCCGGTACCTCAAACCACGGTTGGGGACTTGCTATTGACGCCGCAGTCATTGTGAACGACAAAACAATCGCTATCACCTCCGACCCAGACGGCAAGGGTGGATTCAAGTCTGGTCTTGAATGGCTGATGGCAAACGCCCACAAGTACGGATTCTCTTGGGAAATCAAAGAAGGCGCACAGGCTGAGGCTTGGCACATTCGTTACTTCACAGGCGACAAAATCCCTCAAGCAGTCCTTGACTACGAAACAGCAAAAGCGCAACCACAGTCATGACCGATTCTGGTGTCATCTCCCTTGTCGTTGCCTGCATCTCTGCTTTTGGCGCGATTGGCGCTTCTGTTTCTGGAGTTCTAGCGACGAAAGCGCGCAGAGAACACCGAGATTTCCGTGAGGAAAACACATCGCAACATGGCACAACCCTTGCCCTCATTAAGGACATTGAGTTGAACACGCGCGAAACAAAACAGGACGTGCGCGAGATTGGGTTAGACGTAGCCAAACTCCGTAATGACTTTGAGGGGCATCAACTCCTCGGAGCATCGGCTCACGAGTCGCGTCCGCGAAAGGAAACCACCAGTGGCACAAACCCGAAAGCCAAAGCCGTCAAAACCGACGACACCGAAGTTAAGCGCCCTCGCCGACGCTCTGCTTGAAGCACCAATAGTCCAGTCGGGCTGTGCAATTGAGAGATTTCGTCGTCAGATGGACGATGCAACTCGCGACCTTCTGGACGCGCGAATTGCAGATATCAGAGCACAACGAAGCATGGTGGCAGTGACTTCCTCTGGTGGATTGTCATCTTCGTGGCTTGCTCGCGTCCTTTCAGACAACGGTTTTCAGGTGTCCCCATTAACGGTGCAAAAGCACATCAACGAAAGGTGTCGCTGTGGCTATTGATGACGCACTTGCGCAAGGCAACATTGGCAACGCTCGCGAGCGTCTAGGCAAGTTGGTAGAACTCTTAGAGAGGTCAGGCATCAACCCCGACGAAATTGGTCGTGTTGAAAAGATAAACGTCTGGCAAGGGTTCCTTAAAGACAATGAAGGAAACCCTCAACTGGTAGACATGGCTGGCGTTGTGCTGTCTCCTGAGTGGGCAGACGAACCGTCGTACCCTGTTGTTCAGCAAGCCGCGCCAACCATTATCAAGCCAATCAAGTCAACAGCAAACACCACCAACCTTGAAACCGTGGTAATTCTACCCGACCCTCAAATCGGTTATATGCGTTTGCCTGACGGCGATTTAATTGCCTGCCACGACGAGGACGCGATGGATGTGTCACTTCAAATCCTGCGTCACGCCAAAGCAGACTCAATCATCAACTTGGGCGACTTCCTTGACCTGCCAGAGTGGTCTAGCAAGTTTCTTGTCCTGCCTGAGTTCGTTTTGACAACTCAACCTGCAATTGACAAAGCACATCGGTTCCTTGCCGAACAACGAGCAATTGCCCCTGACGCCAAAATGGTGCTCATCGCTGGCAACCACGATAATCGGTTGGGTTTGGCAATCGCCAAGAACGCTATGGCGGCACTGAGGCTCCGACGGGCTGAAGCGCCTAAAGAATGGGCTGTTTTGTCCATTCCGTTCCTCCTGCGCCTTGAGGAGTTAAATGTTGAGTATGTGGGCGGTTACCCTGCAGGGCGCTACAAAATCGCTGAGGCTTGCCCACAGGCTGGTTTGACGCCCTTGTACGCCATCCACGGTGAGAAGTTAGATATGCAGAAACTGGCTAAGTCGGAGCGTCAGTCGTTTGTTCAGGGTCACATTCACCGACAAGCGTTGCATCACGAAACCTACGAAATCAACGGTCAATCCGAGACGGTTCTTGCCGTGTCGCCGGGATGCCTTTGCCGAGTGGACGGCGCTGTGCCTTCAACCAAGAATGGCATTGACGAATTCGGACGTCATTTGACCCGTTTTGAGAACTGGCAACAAGGGATGATGATTGTCACGATTGACAAGACGTCTGGTCGGTGGGACACCGAACTCATCCGCATTCACAATGGCGAGGCAACGTGGAGAGGTAAATCTTTCAGGTCAACAAGACTTGACTGACGCTTGACCCTGCTTTAGTGTTCCTCGGAATGAGCGACATTCATCCCTGCCCATCTTGCCTTGACACAGGCGAGCGACTGCTACCAATCCGAGACGTCTATGGCGACCCGACGGTTGATTCTTTCCCTTGCCCTGTTTGCCGAGTCTGGATGCAAGGGTTCCCCGGTGAAACGGTTGTGTTTGAGGATGCAACCCACGTCGTGATTGAGCCGTCTGAACCCGGCGAGTTGGCTGTCTACAGAGGCTTTCCAGTTTTCTAGACACAGCCATATGGTTCAATAACCAAACCCGAAACAAGGAGCAACATGAGCACCACAACCGTCCCACCCGAACTTCCACACGAACTGGACGCCATCGTTGATGACGAACAAAAGCGTGAGCACTTCCGAATTGAAGATGATGCAACAGCAACATGGGCAATGCGCAAACTTGCGACCATTCGCTCAAAACAAAAGGAAAACGGCGACATCGCACAAACCGAATGTGAACGCATCCTTGAATGGGCTGAGTCAGTCAACAAGCCACTAGACACCAACGCATCGTTCTTTGAGAACCTGCTAATGGACTATGGGCGACGCCAGCGCGTTGAAGCCGACCGTAAAACCATCTCGCTACCCCACGGCAAAATTGCCACTCGCGCAGGAACCGACAAATGGCACGTCACAGCAGAACTTCTGCTTCCGTGGTTGCGCGAGAACTTTCCAGAACTCATCAAAGTCAAAGAGGAACCTTCTCTTTCTGCTTTGAAGGAGGCGTTCGCCGAACGCATCAACGAAGGACGAATTGTCACCGAAGAGGGCGAAGTCCTCCCCGGCGTCACCGTTGAAAACATAAACATGACAGTTTCCGTCACCCCGACACTTTAAGGAGAAAACAAAAATGAGCAATCACTTATTCCAACCAGCAACAAAGCAACAGGCGCGAGCGCGTGTGGCTTTCTCAGGAGCCTCGGGGTCTGGTAAGACCTTCTGGGCGTTGACTTGGGCGACAGCCCTTGCCGAAGGTCAACCAATCGCAGTCATTGACACGGAGCGAGGTTCGGCAAGCCTCTACGCAGACCAGTTCAAATTTGATGTTCTGGAAATGCGCCCTCCCTACCATCCAGACCGTTTGGTTGAAGCACTCAACTCAGCAACCAACGCTGGCTACAAAGTCATCGTGGTTGACTCCCTCACCCACTTTTGGAGTGGTCAGGGTGGCACGCTTGAAATTGTTGACCAAGCGTCAGCAAGGTTCAAAGGCAACAGCCACGCGGCATGGCAAGTTGGCACGCCGATTCAGCAACGAATGGTTGACGCCCTGCTTGGCTTTGACGGTCACCTGATGGCAACAATGCGCGCCAAAACCGAATGGGTCATGGAACCAGACGAACGGGGCAAAGTAACGCCTCGCAAGATTGGCTTGGCTCCACAGCAACGGTCAGACATTGAGTTTGAGTTCACGATGATGCTGGAAATTGAAGCCAACACTCACCGCGCCCATGTCGCCAAGAGTCGCTTCGCTTCCTTTGCAGACAAAGTGTTCACTCCCAACGACACGCTTTCTAGCGCAGAGACTTTCCTTGAATGGCTCAAGAGTGGCAAAGCAATGGTGACTCGCAACGTAGGCGACACCGTGAAGCAACGCATCGCCAACCTTGATGGTTTTCAGCGCGAGTTCCTCAAGGGAGCATGGAAAGAAGCAGGGCTTCCAAAGGTTGAACTGCTGACCGAGGACTCACTTGAAACGGTCAACTCGCTGATTGTTGAAGCCACATCACGGGCTGAAGCATTGGTTGACGAACTGGAACCTGAAGAGGCATTCTAATCCGCTACGCCAAGCCACTGGTGTTCGTCCCTGAGCACCCGTGGCTGGCTGTAGCGCGAGGAATGAGCATCCTCGGATGGCTCAAACCCGACTGAGCGCATCTCAAATAATCTATCAGACATTTTCTTTGCGCAACAAACCCACAAACGCGTGGTAACTTTCGCACCCTAAACAGGGAGGCATATGAGCACAGCCTTGCTCCTCAATGAACGATTTGTGGCGGTATTCCCGTCACTAGTTCGCGCTCTTGGAGCACTCGCCGACGCGGCGGTACTTCAGGAGATTCATTATCAACTTCAGATTGGTGGCAAAGAAAGCGACGGTCATCGTTGGGTTCCAGCAACTGCTCGTGACTTGTCTGATGCCATTGGGCTTTCGCCTGATGCTGTCACACGAACAACAAAGCGTCTGCGAGACCGTGGCATTCTTGTCACTTCTAACCCCGAGGGTTATGAACGGCGAACTTGGTGGAGAGTGGATTACGACGCCTTGAACCATTTAGCGGAAACGCAAAATGCATCTCGCGAAATCGCAAAATCCAAACCTGCGAAATCGCAAAATCCATCTTGCGAAATCGCAAGTTCTACTACTACTAAAGAACTTAAAGAAGTGAAAGAAGTTATTACACCACCAAGTGGTGGTGACGTGGTGAAAGCGTTTGTGGATGCCTTTGTGAGCCTCTACAACGAAACGCCCGATAAGCAACTCATCGGTCGCATTGGTCGCGATGCAAAACGGATGCTGTCGGAGGGAAAGGAACTCGCCATTTTGGTCGCGAGCGCCGAAGCGTGCGCTCAAAGCGGACACGGAAACTTGCCAGCGTCCTACACCCAGACAATCACCGCAGGGAAACGAAACGCCCCACGCGGTTTCGCTGGCATTAAAGAGTTCTTGGAGGATTTGAATGACGCCAGTTGAAGTTTCCGAAGTGCTCGCTTACGCATCAGCGGCGCACCCATACATCTCCCTAAGCAAGGAGACAGTTTCGGTGTACGCCGACTTGCTCGCCGACCTTGACTACGAAGCCACCAAACGCGCTGTAAGGCGCTTGTCAGCGTCAAACGACAGATTCCCTAGCCCTGCCATCATTCGCAAAGAAGTCGCCCGTCTAGCAGGGGTTTTGCCACCAGACGCTTCGGATGCGCTGACTGAGGTTTTGGTGCAGATGGAACGACACTCAAGGCAACTCGGGATTGAACCGTGGAGCCATCCAATTGTGGAAGAGGTGGTTCGTTCTTTGGGAGGTTTGTACCGTTTCAGAATGTCTGAACAACCTGACACGTTGAGGGCGCACTTTTTGCGCGTCTACGACAAAGCAACTGAAAAGCACGAACGCGCCACCGTTCTTTCACGAGGCGCCCAAGAGATAGGTTTATCAAATGAAACGAAGCGCGCCATTACGGAGAACGCCACTCAAACGAGGCACAACTCCTCTCAAGCGCACGCCCTTGAAGCAGAAACCATCTAGGTCGGCTTCAAGCGATGTTAAGAAACAAATCAACCAGCGCACAAACGGACGGTGCGAAGCGCGCCTTGACTGTTGCACCTACGAAGCAAATCATCTCCACCATCGCCTTCGGCGGTCACAAGGTGGAAAAGAAACTCCTGAGAACCTTCTTGCAGTCTGCTGGACTTGTCACGAAGACATCCATCGCAACCCTAAACGGTCATTTGAATTAGGTCACCTCTTACACCAACCCGATAAAGGAATAGAAAATGAATAACCCAATCACCGACAAACTTTGTGCCGAAATTCAAAAAGCGCAAATGTCCATCACAGGTGGAAACGCCGACCTGCAAGACCTCTGGATTTTGCTGGACAAGGTAGAACACCACCTTCGTGAGAACGACGCCGTCAATGGTCAAGTTGTGAGACTGTTTTCCAAAATTGGCAGGGGCAGAGTCCGCATCGGACAAGTTGTGGTTCCTCCAGCGTTGACATCAAACGGGATTAGTTTCATAGAGTATTCTTCTCTTGATGACTGACCACGACGAAATGAGACGCGCAGTAGCGCACGCCTCACATGGCGACTGCTCTTGTGGGCTTCAGAACAGGCTGGACAAGTTTCGGTGGGGAATGAACATTGAGGACTGGACACAAATCATGAGAGACCTGTTCGCAAGGATTGACCAGTTGGAGTCGGCGCTTGACGAAGTCGGCAATGCCCTCGTCAGCATTGTTGGCGATAACAGTAACGATTGGGACTTAAAGCACCGTGTTGAGGGGACAGATGTTTTGCTAGACCTTGCCTGCGAAACCTACGAGAACGTTAGAAAAGTTGAATGAGCCACAGGAATGGTCAATACGCATACCGATGCGCCCCTTCACCATCAACGCCGAACGCAGGATGCACCACATGGAAAGAGCGCGTCATGTTCGTGAGTGGAGGACGTTGTCTGCGACACTGGCGAAACGGAAACGGATACCGTCGCTAACAGCAGTTCACGTCCACTCGCATCCTCACTTGAAAGGGCGACTGCAGGACGCCGATGCGTGCCATCCAGCAGTCAAAGCAATTATTGACGGGTTGGTGGACGCTGGCGTCATCCCTGACGACGACCCTCGGTATGTGAAGGCTGTGACGTACCACGCGCCAATCAGGGCAACTGCCGACTTTCTTGTGGTGACTGTTGTAGTCCTTGAATGACCTACTAAACCACGGTACTGTCTCCCCAACCTATAAAGAGGAGAACCCAATGGAGCAACCAGACCTTTTCAGTTACAACAACGAGGACGACGATTACCACCGTCGCCTACCGGCGCCAAGCGTGGAGGACTCACCCACGTCGGCAGGGCGCGCCAAACGCGAAGATGACTCAGGCAAGACCACAAAGCGCCAAAAAGAGATACTTGACCTGCTCGCACAGTTGGGGACGGTCGGTGGAACATGGAAAGAGGTCGGCGACCGACTTGGTTTGCACCACGGACAATCATCTGGCGCACTTTCCACGCTTCATCGCGCTGGCTTGGTCTTTGCCTTGAAATCCTCGCGCGACAACTGCCAGCCCTACGTCCATGCCAAGTTCCGAGGCAACTACCTAAACGCCGCAAGAAACGACAGCCCTGCAACAACCAAATCAGGACGCAAACGCGCCGCCCTCAATCGCCTCCACGAAACAGTCTCCATCTGGTTGGCGCACCCAACCGAAGCCAACCTTGAAGCAATGCGAAAAGCAAATAAAGACGTTGACGAGTAGACAGGGGTATAGCGAGCACGCTATAGTCGGTTGCATGAATAGCCCGTCACCCACTTACGACCCCAACTCCGACCTTGACAATGCAAAGTCACTAACCGAAATGATGCGCGAACACCAACAGGCAGTTGCCTCCATTGGCGTACAGCGCCGTGGCATCATTCGCCGACTTAGGCTTCATTCCGTCCCTTATAAGCAAATCGCTGAGGCGTGCTCCGTCACCGACCAAGCCCTCTTTGCCGACCTGCGAAAGCACCCAGACACAAAGGAGCCATCCGATGGATGAGTTCACCGACTCCTCGGAGTTCTACGGCGCTGTAACGGCGTACGTTTGGAGCATCTCGGGGAAATGGCTGGTTGTAGCCTCAACTCGGGCAGATGCCCACAGGATTGCGCACAGCCGTGGCTGGTTCCTTGCAGGGCAGTCCCTTTCCACCCTTGACAGCCCCTCAATCCGTCGGGCAACCCAACATGAGGTGGATACTTTGGGGATTATCCCCGAATTGCCCTAATTCGGCTAATTCTGGCAAATAGCCCTGATTGGCTTGACTGGGGTTGAGTTTGTCGGCAAAATGGAGCCATGAGCACTAACCGATTCAAAGGCGACTGCACCTGCTGTGGAAAGTCCGTGCCTGCTGAAACAGGCGCGTACGAGCATGGCAGGTTGTTTTGCACCGAAACCGTCCCTGTAAGACTCACCTTGATGGAGTGCATTTGGGTTTGCGTTCCTGAGTTCAACCGTCGCTTCGGCGTCAACCTCGCCAACATGGACGAGGCTTACGAGTTTGAATTCGCAAGACGGCTGAAGGAAGACACCGAACGCCAAGAAACCATGCGTTCGCACCTTGTCAACGGTGGACTTGAGGATTTGGCAGTCAAAGCCAGCGTTAGGTCGCTTGCGCAAGTCATCGCAAAGTTCGCCAACGTTGAAGGCGACTTGAACCTTCTGACTTACGAACAAGCAGTTCTGGTTCGCAACGAACTGAACAAACGCATCCAGCGCAGAGCCAGCGCCAAGCGTTTAGATGAGTTCAAAGACAGCGACACCTGCTCACGGTGCGGTGGAGCAGGGCGCGCAGACAAATGGTCACAAACTGGATACACCTGCTACCAGTGCGGTGGCTCAGGTAAATACTTCAACGAAGGAAACACAAAATGAATACAGCACCCATCACACGCGCACTTCGCAAATCCGACCTACCTGAGTACAAAGTGCTAGAGCGTAACCTTCAGAAGAAAATCGTCAAGGAGCAAAACGGCTGGATTATTGACAAGCGTGAAGGCTATGCAACAGTTCGCCTTTTTGATTTTCCAACACTGTGGGGTGAGCAGTGGACGCACCCCGAATACACCACTCAGCACTACGCAGAGTTGATGGAGTGGGTTAATTCAGTTGCCACGGTTCTTACGAACGCAGGACTCAGCGTGGAAGTTGTCAAGGTCTCCCGTCGCGCTGGTCATCTCAACAAGTACGTCGTTGAAGTCGTCAAGGAAATCCGCGTCTGCGTAGGCGACAAATAATGAAGCGCGTCCGACCAACTCAAAATCACCCAACCAAGCCTGAAGGAGGCAACAAAATGAGCACAACAGAAGCAGAGTCCCTGCGAGAGCAGGCACGACTTGAGGAAAGAAAAAGCGCAGAGTCATTTGAACGAAGCGACACCGACGGTTCGCTTTCACAGTGGGCGCACGACCAAACGGCACGCCGACTGTGGAAGGTGGCTGACCTTGCCGAACAAAACGGCATGGCAGAGTTCCCTGCCCTCTTTCGCGACGGCGTGATAGTTCCAGCGAAAATCATTGATGGGCATTACGGCGCAGTTTGGATGTTGCTGGATGAGGCTGGCGAGCCAACAGGCGAGTTCGCACCCTTGACTCCGAAGCGAGCATCAACGTTGGCGGTGAGAGGCTTCACTGAGGGGCTGGTCAAACGACCTGCGCGAGTTGCATCCTCATCAGGGTCGTGGCGCTTCGCTTCCATCAGTTACTACTTTGTGCCACTTGACTGGACGGACGAACCAGCCGAAATCATCACGACCAACATCTACGCCGAGGACTAGCCCTCAAAAGCGAATGCTTGACCCGTCGGCTTTACCACGGTACAGTTCACCTCAACCTAAAGGAGGCTCCACATGAGCGACCCAATAAATATCAAAGAAGCAGAGCAGGTCACACCCGACGTGCTTCGCTTCGCCGAAGACATATACGAAGGCTGGTTCTCAAACGACGACCAAATTGACTGGGAGCCTTTCTGGGACAGGCTTGAGAAGTACGGCTTCGCAGTTGCATCCCTTGACTGTGGAGCCACAAGGAAAATCCAGCGCCACATTCGCAAGTTCAGAAGCGAGGCATAACCATGAAGCGCCAAACCCAAGTGCGAGACTTCCTGTTGAACGTTCGCATCGTTGACCGTTACAAGTGGAACCGAGCAAAGGCAATCCTCGCTGGCGTGTTTGCTTTCATCGCGATGCTTTGCATCGGAGGGCTTGAGGGAGTTGAACCAATGCCGTCAGGAGCAGGCGCAGTTGTGTTTCTTGGCTTGGCGCTTTACACCGTCGCCCACATTGACATGAATTGGGGACGCGAGTTTGAGTCCTGCGAAACCTGCGAAGGATGGTGCTCTTGTGATTGACATTCAGTTAGGGCGTTTCTACATTGCCGACGTTCTGCACAACGGCAAAGTCATCCACGTTGAAGGAGTCGCTGAGGAACTTGACGAACAGACCGTCACCCTCGCACCGACTCCCGACTTCCTTTCGCCAGAGCCAGCAAAGGCTCGCGTCTACCTTCAGCAGATAGTCCACATCGGTTGAGCGCCGAGTTCCTTCACCTTTGCGCAGTCACACTTGCCAACGATGACTCCGACCGCGCTCAAGAAGCGAACGGCATCGGCTTCTCGGCAAACGACTCAGCGTTCGGTCATCGGCTTGCCAAGTCCGACCCGTCGTCTTGGTCGGAGCAACTGACAGCCGACGCGTGGCACGTTCTTGTTCGCTACCGAAAGCAACTGGCATCTGTTGGGCTGGACATTGAAGCCATCCCCGAACCCAAACTGGAAAAGTCCAGCAACCGAAAAGCCAACACACGATTCGTCACCTTTGCCAACGGACGCTTCACGCTTTCTTTCCCCTACGACCTTGAATTGGTCACAGCCATCAAAACCCTAGAAGGCAGGCGTTACGACGCCGAAACCAAAGTCTGGTCAGTTCCAGCCTCCCAATCCTCCCAAGTTGCCCTCCTGTGCGCCCGTTACGGCTTTTCCCTGTCCGATGGGGCAACCAGCGCCCTGACCCAAAAACAACCCACACAGCCCCACACAGCGCCTGTGACTGGAACCCTCACCCAACACGGTGCGCGCTTCCACCTCAAATTCTCCTACGACCCCGAAGCCGTGAAAGCCGTCAAAGAAATCAATGGTCGCAGGTGGAACCCCGACGAAAAGGTCTGGGTCATCCCCATTTCCTCCGTCCGACTCGTATTTGCCTTTTGCGACCAGTTCGGGATTGACGTCAGCGCCTTCATGGAGGTTCCCGACTCCGACCCCGTCATAGAACCAGAAATCACAATTGACCAGTTTGGTTTCGTTATTCGCTTCCCCTATGACCGAGACATCGTCCAGCAAGTCCGCGACCTCCCAACGGCAACCTTTGACAAACTTGTCGGAGGATGGCGAGTCGCTCGCTCCGCTTCCATTGAAGTTGCTGTGTTCGCCGAAAACACAAACGCCGTGTCAAACGAAACCGTCGCAGACATTTTCGTTGAAGCCAACGAGCAACTGGCACGCATAGACAAATCCCGAGCCAAAGACGCCGAACTAAACATCCCGACCCTTAACGGCACGCTGTTGCCTTTTCAGAGGGCTGGCGTGGTGTACGCCCTTGAAGCGTTGAACTACGAACCAAGCCCAGATGGTGTTTGGAGAAAGAAAGAAAGAAATGCTTGACCACCGTTCACCAACCCCATTAGAGTTCGCCCGATGAGTGGTGTGCTAATCGCAGATGAGCAAGGACTCGGCAAAACCGTACAAGCGCTCGCCTGCCTTGAAGCAACACAGGCATTCCCTTCCGTCATCGTTGTACCAACATCCGTCCGTCTCAACTGGCAAAACGAAATACGACGCTGGCTACCCCACCGAACAGTCACAATCTGTTACGGCACAACCCCACATCAAGTTGACACCGACATTGCCATTGTCGGATGGGACACTCTGCACGCATGGGACAAAACGCTAAAGCCGTTCGCAGTTGTCTTTGACGAGTCGCACCTAGCCAAGAACGGACAAACACGCCGAACCCAATCAGCAGTTGCCATCGCTGACGGTGCTCGCGAGCGAGGAGGCTACGTCATTGCCCTGACAGGAACGCCAGTCCTGAACCGCGTGGGTGAGTTGATGGCACAACTACGCATCATCGGACGCCTCAACGAATTCGGAGGCGCGAGAGGCTTCAAGTTGAACTTCAAAACACCCGAAAGCCGACCCATGCTGAACCGTCAACTGCGCGCACGTTGTTTCCTTCGCCGGCGGAAAGACGATGTCCTCACCGAACTGCCACCCAAACGGTACGCACAACTCCTCATTGAAGGCGACCCAAAGGTCATGACAAAATACCGTCAAGCCGAAGAGGACATCGTCAACTACCTCGCTGAAATTGTCCGTACCGCCGCCCTAGCGTCGGGGCTGGACACCGAAAGCGCACGAAAGGTGGCAGGTGAGAAAGCCCTGCGCGCCCAATCAGCCCAACACCTCGTCGCCATCACCACACTCAAACAAATCGCTGTGGAAGCCAAACGCCACGCCATTGACCAATGGCTCAAAGAGTTCACAGCCACAGGAAAGAAAGTCGTCGTGTTCGGATGGCACCGACCCATCGTTGAGTGGGTTGCCGACACCTACGCTGACGGATGCCGAATTCAAGGTGGAATGTCTGACGCCGAAAAGCAAGCCTGTATTGAGAAGTTCCAAAACGACGAAACCCAACAGGTTATCTCATGCTCCATCAAAGCGGCAGGGGTTGGTATCACTTTAACTTCAGCGTCCGATGTTCTTTTCATGGAACAAGGATGGAATCCTGCCGACCAAGACCAGTGCGCCGATAGATGCCACCGTATTGGGCAGGTTGACAGCGTCACGGTGTACACAGCGTTGTGTAGCGAAACTGTAGACGAAGACATCTACGACCTCATCCAAAACAAACGAGTCATTGTGGACGCCATCACCGATGGCACAGTTCCCGACCCTGAACAAGAACAAAGCGTCCTCGGTGAACTGCTTGTTCGGTTAGCGAACAAACGACAATGAACAAACCTGACTGGTGGGAAAAAGCAATCTGCAAAGGGATGGGTTTTGACCTGTTCTTTCCACCTCCGTACCCTTTAGCCGAAACAAACTCCGAAAGAACCCGACGCGAAAGCAGAGCAAAGGTCATCTGTCGTCAATGCCCTGTCAAACAACAATGCCTTCAAGACTCGCTTGTATGGGGCGACGACGGCGTAAGAGGAGGGACAACCCCATCCGAACGGCGACGCATGATTGCCCCAATCCCCGAAAGAAGGCACGTTGTGACCGACCCCAACTGGACAGTCGTTGTCAACAAGCCCGGCATTGCATCAAAGGGCAACTTCCGACTTGAACAAAACCTCAGCGACCCTCTCCTCTATCGCGTTGTGAAGAACGACCAAACACTCTCCACTCACAACGGTGAACTTGAAGCGTGGATAGCCCTCCACAAAGCAACCTGATAGACTTAACCTCACTCAAGGAGAACCCATGTCCGAACGTGTCCTAGTGACCTCGCAACTGGTCAAAACAGAACAACTCAAAACCCACCCACGGAACCCACGCAGAGGCAACGTTCCTGCAATTGCAGACAGCCTCACGCACCACGGGCAGTACCGACCCATCGTCGTCCAGAAGTCCACCAACTTCATCCTCGCCGGCAACCACACATTTGAAGCCGCCAAGTCCCTCGGATGGGACACAGTTGCCTGCACCCTGCTAGACGTTGACGACCAAACAGCCGAACGCATCCTCATCGCCGACAACCGAACATCCGACTTGGCGTCCTACGACAACAACGCCCTGTCAGCCCTTTTGCACTCCCTACCTGACCTAGATGGCACAGGCTTCGGACAATTAGACCTTGACCAACTGGACGGTGTCTTTGACGAAGCAGACGAACCAGACCCCAAACCAACACCCGAACCAAAACCCAAAGCCACCATCCAAATCGGCATCCACGAACTCTGGGTAGACGAAACCCCACTCAACGTCTGGCGTTCACGCTTCACTGAAATGGAAAAGCGCGCCGCTACCGAACTCATCCGTTCCCTTCTTGGCTTCCCCGACATCATCAAACCCAACGCCAAAGACCGCCACTCACCCGAAAACGTCACAGCCCAAGTGGAAACAGTCCCCATCAAAACCCTCATCCCATTTGATGGCAACGCACGAGAAGGCGACATCGGAGCAATCGTTGAGTCACTCAAACACCTCGGACAATACCGACCAGTGGTGGCACGACGCGAAACAAACCAAATCCTCGTCGGCAACCACACATGGCGCGCCGCTAAACACCTCGGATGGAAAAACATCGCCGTCGCATGGGTTGACGTAGACGACGAACAAGCGACACGCATCGTCCTAGTGGACAACCGAACCTCAGACATTTCAGGCTACGACGACTCCACCCTGTTGGCGCTCCTTACAAACGTTTCATCTTTGGAAGGCACAGGCTTCACCCCAGAAGACCTAGACGACCTACTCAACGACATCAAAACAGACCGCGACCACAAACCCACACCAACCAAAGACGTCAGATGCCGTGTTGACAAGTGGACGTTCAAAGTTAGCCCTACTGAATTCTCAGCATGGTCAACCAAGCGCACAGACGCTGAAACCCCAAACCACATAGCAACCAGCCTCGGACTCCCCGACGGCTCATGGACAACGGAGAACCCACAATGACAGACCAAACACGCATCGTCGTAGACGGAGCCACCGCCGGCTACGCCTTTTGCCAAGCCCTCGGACTACCAGAAGAACGCGTCACGCGCGTACTTCTCCAAGCCGAACCCGGCAAGCCAATGTTCGCCCACATCACCATCCTGATGAACGACGAAGAAGTCCAGCAGGTTTGCACCTTCCTTGAACCGCTAGAGACACTTGACCCACTTGACATTGAAATGCCCACTCAACAACCAGCGAAGGACAACGGACTATGGACACCCAACTAAACGAACGATGCCCTAAATGCGACCAACTGCCTAACGATTGTGTCTGCTACCCAAGTCTCGCCCAATGGCTCGGTTTCGGACGCCAACGAGGATGGATAAGCCCAATCGTCTGCGACACACACGGAGGCGTACCAATGTCCGACGAAGAACAAGCCGAATTTGACGCAGGCAACGACCCCTGCATCTCCGTCATCCGTTTCTACACAAAACAAGAAAGCAAACCAGCATGAACATCGCCAAAGACCTCCAAAGCCTCACCGTCCCCATTGACAACCTCACCGCGCTAGACAAAAACGCGCGCCGAGGCGACGTAGACGCCGTAGCGAAGTCGTACCAACAGTTCGGACAACGCAAACCAATCGTCGCGAAACGAAACAAAGCCGTCAAAGGTGGCAAACCAACAGGCATGGTCATCGCAGGCAACCACCAACTCCTCGCCGCCAAACAACTCGGATGGACAGAAATCGCTGTTGTCTTCACCGACGACGACGACAAAACAGCACGCGCGTTCGCACTCGCAGACAACCGAACACATGACCTCGGTAACTACGACAACGTCCTCCTTGCCGAATTACTAGAAGACCTCAAAATGGACGACGACCTGTTCGGCGCGTCAGGGTACACACCCAAAGACCTCAAAAACCTGCTGTCCGACAACGCCAAGAAAGACAAGTACGACGGCAAAACCGACCCCGACGAAATCCCCGAAACACCGACCAAAGCCACATCCAAAGCAGGCAACGTCTACAAACTCGGCAACCACCGCCTCTTCGTCGGCGACTCCTGCGACCCAACGTCATACGAGAAACTGCTAGAAGGAGGCAAAGCACAGATGTGTTTCACCGACCCTCCCTACAACGTGAACTACAAGTCAGCCAACGACAACGTCACCAAAAAGCAAATCATGAACGACAACCTCGGCGACGACTTCTACGCCTTCCTTCACGACGCCTGCCAAAACATCGTCAACTTCACCGACGGAGGGTGCTACATCGCAATGTCGTCAAGCGAACTGCACACACTTCAAAAGGCGTGGATTGCTGTAGGCGGTCACTGGTCAACCTTTATCATCTGGGCAAAAAACACCTTCACGCTCGGACGCTCCGACTATCACCGCCAGTACGAACCAATCCTCTACGGATGGAACAAGAAAACAGGACACAAATGGCATGGCGACCGTTCACAAGGCGACGTGTGGTTCGTAGACAAACCTCGCAAGTCCGACCTTCACCCCACCATGAAGCCCGTTGAGTTGGTAGAGAAAGCCATCCACAACTCCAGCCAAATCGGAGAACTAGTCCTAGACCCCTTCGGTGGTTCAGGCACAACCCTCATCGCTTGCGAACGCACAGGACGCCACGCACGCATGATTGAACTAGACCCACGCTTCGCAGACGTCATCATCAAGCGTTGGGAAGACCACACAGGGCTGACAGCCGAAAAGGTGTCGTAAGGTAAAACCATGCCAGCAAAGAAACAAGTCAAACCAAAAACAGGTCGCCCATCAAAACTGACCGACGACGTGCAAAACAAAATCCTGCAGGCAATCCAAGCAGGCAACTGGCTGGAAACCGCGTCAGCCTATGCAGGTGTTGACGCATCAACCGTCCGACGTTGGATGGCAAAGGGCGAAGGCGAAGATGCTGAGGAACCGTATCGCGCGTTTTGCGCGCTAATAAAACAGGCGCGAGCACAGGCAGAAATCCGCGCAGTCGCACTAATCCAAAAGGCGGCACAAGATGGAACTTGGCAAGCGTCAGCGTGGTACCTTGAACGTTCTCACCCTGACCGTTGGGGCAGGAAGCGTCTGGAAATCACAGGTGCTGACAGCCAACCAGTCCGCGTTGAAGTTGACGTTGACAGTCTTGAGTCAAAACTTAAAGCCCTCCTAGACAAGGAAACCAACAAATGACAATCGCTCACTACCAATTCACCCTGAACTCCTCTACAGCGACGGAGATAACAGGCATTGCTTCCACAGGCAAACGAAATGGACTGACCATCATTTTGAACACCGACAAGAACAACAACCAAGCAGTCTTTATCGGTGGGGCAACCGTGTCATCGTCATCGTTTGGTTATCACATGGACGCCGACCAAACCCTGAACCTGTCAGGGTATTTTGATGCAACAGACCGTTTGTATGCCATTGGCGCTTCAGGTGGGGCTGGCAGTCCCATTCTCCACGTCCTTGTAGTAGGCAAATAACGCAACATGGCTACAGACTCACTCAACCGACTGTTGAGTCTTGACGAACGCGACAGGCGTCGTGTTCTTTCATCGTTGTCCGATGTTGAACGCGCCACCGTCGGGATGCTCATTGACCAGCGAGTAGGAAACCCGTGGTCAAAATACGAAGACGACCCTGTGGGCTTTGTTGTGGACGGACTTGGGGAAAGCCTGTGGTCACGTCAACGCGAAATCCTAGAGTCCCTTGCTGTCAACAAGCGAACCGTTGTCCCTGCCTGCCACGCGCCGGGCAAATCTCACCTCGCCGCCCGAGCAGTCGCATGGTGGATTGCCGTCCACCCACCGGGCACAGCAATGGCAGTCACCACAGCCACCACCTTCCGTCAGGTTCGCAACATCCTCTGGACG